ATTCATTTTTTTTAAATTTCTCATTGTTGACTTAACTGAACGTCGTTCTAAACCTTTAGTTAGACCTATTACTGCGCTAAGTTGACCCTTTTTTGATTCTGGGAAATATTCAGCACGAACTGAAAATCTACTTGTGCTAACTTCCTTACCAAATCCAAACTCTTCATCATCATCTTGTGTATATTTACCAAAATATGGCACTTCTCTTCCACCTATATCTAATACTATTTCACCAACCCTAATACTCATATTTTCATCATGAAGACTTCTATCTAAAGTAACTTCATCTACAATAGTTATGCGGGATGGAACTCTTGCATTTTGTGGAATCCAATCTAATAATTCAGACTTGATTTTTTCTTTACCTTCATCAGTTATTTGTAAGGTTATCTTTTCAGGCGCTTTTAATTTATCAAACAATATACGATTATCTCTCATCATATTATCCCATGTAGGAGTTTCATTTTCTGTTTCATTTTCCTTTATAATTCGTCTAACAATTCTTGTTAAATCAGATTCCGTTAATCTAACAACTTTTTTCATATAAGATAAATATGATGAGAAATAAAAACCAAGAAAAAAATAAAAATAAATTTGGTATATAAGAAAAATAGTTTTATATTTGTGTAGTTAAACCAATAGACAAAATCATGAAAGTTATCTCATCAAGAATTACCGAACAACCAAAGAGTTTGTTCGACCCGATGCCCCAAGTGTGGGTTACAATGGAAAATGGACAAGAAGAATTTTTGTTCGACTACTATCCCGATGAAATCAGTTTTACCCCCGACGAGTTTGTGGGGTTGACGATTGAGGAATGTAAACACCTCAAATTTTTGAAAGACAAGAAATACTTGACCTCCTGACGGAAGATGTTAAAATTTGATTGGCGAACCCTCACCGAATGGTGGGGGTTTTTATTTAGTGGTCTTATTGAGCCAACCAATTTTTAGATACGGACGGTCCCTCAAAAAAAATAAAAATAAATTTGGTAAAATAAAAAACACATTATATCTTTGTATTGTTAAAAAAATAAAATTCAATAAATTATGTTTCAATCAAAACACGAAAATTTGAGTATTCTATGGATGAATACCAAACATGCAATGTACTCACAAGTGGGTGACAACAAGATTTTTATGGAACCTCCTATGATTTCCGAAGACCAATTTGTAATCATTACACAAGGAGCAACAAGAAAAACACACGGAACACCAATCGGTTCTATTTGGAAAGAAGACGGAATTTGGAATGTTCAAATTGACACCGAACATTTTAAAGATGTTTTAAGAGTTGAAGAAGAGATTGGGAGTGAACAATTAGTTTAAGAAAAAATCCCCCGATGGAAGTCGGGGGATTCACCACATGGTGTTGAAATTTGATTGGCAAAAAAAGATTTGGATATAAAAAAATTTGTGTTATATTTGTATAGTTAAACCAATAAAACAAAAAAAATGTCAAGAGGAATTTTAATCGACGTAGAAAACAAAACAATTTCCGAAGTTGAGGTTGTTCGTGATGAAACTGGTAGTCAGTTACCAAGTATCTATGGACACTTAAAGTGTTCAACCTTTGAAGTTGTTGGGTATGATTATGAAAATGATGTGTATGTAGATGAAGAAGGTTTGATGTATATGAATGATGACACAAAGTTTTTTAAGTTGAAGAATTACCCACAACCTTTATCGGGTAATGGGTTGATAATGGGTTACGATGATGAAACGGGTGAAAATGGTGATACCAAACTTTCACTTGAAGAAGTCAAAGAACAAGTATCGTTTATGTCCGCGTTTGATGTGGCGTTAAAAGCAAGGTTTGGTTCATATTAGATTTGGTTTAGTTAGGTTGGAAAGTCCTCGGCGAAAGTCGGGGATTTTTTTTGCTCGGAAGATTGCTCTCAGCGGACCGCGCAGTCCACAATTTGTTTGGCGTTGTATGACACTATCGTACATTGTATTACACCTACGCCAAACAATTTGTAGGATGGGAAGGTCCCGTGAAAAAAAGTTTCAAAAAAATTTGGTTATAATCAGAATTGTTTTATATTTGTATTGTTAAACCACTAAAACAAAAAACAAAATGGAAAAGTACATTGATTTCTCTATCGACTACGATGGTAATTGTGAATGTGTTGATGATTTCCTCGTTAATAACGAAGAAGTAGATATTGACGATTCAGATGTTCAACCTCTAATTGATGAATTGGAAAAGATTGAAGGTTTTCACATTTCCGAACACCGAACCCAAGTCCGTATTTGGTGGAACGAAGATGGAACAATGGATATCCGTTATCGTTATTTCAATGAACCCGATTGGGGGGAATTTGATGATTACGAACTATTGGGTATCCCACAAATTGAGTTTGAACCCGAAGTTTTTTAACAACGAACCCTCACCGAAAGGTGGGGGTTTTTTATGACCTGAAGACATGGAGTCACGGTTCAGGGTGGATTTTGGTTGGCTTACTTTACAGATTAGTAGGTTTTTACTTTACACTTTGCAAGAACGCCAAACAATTTTCCACGACGCCGGGTACCCGGCCGGGTCCTGAGGTGTTACCGAATGGTAAGTTACCTATTGGTTAGTTGGCAAGAAAAATAAAAATAAATTTGGTAAAATAAAAAACTCGTTATATCTTTGTATCATATTAAAATCGACAAAGTAATGAAAACACTTGTAATTCACCCAAAAGACAAATCGACACAATTTTTAGATATTGTGTACGAACCGATACCGAATAAAACAATTATTACGGGCGGAGTAACAAAATCGGAAGTTAAAAAACTAATCGAAGCCCACGACAGAGTAATAATGTGTGGACACGGAGCACCTATGGGGTTGTTTTCAGTTGGACAATTCCCTGGTTCAAATGGGTTTATCATAGATGAAAGTATGGTGTACCTATTAAAAGAAAAAGACAATTCAGTTTTTATTTGGTGTAACGCGGACAAATTCGTAAACTACTATCAGTTGAAAGGTTTTTATTCGGGTATGTTCATTTCCGAAGTTGGGGAGGCATACTATTGTGGTTTACCTGGTACTGAACAAGAAGTAGTTGATGAAAGTAATTATGGTTTCTGCGAACTTTTATCGGAGTGTATTAACGAACCACAAGATAAAATGTACGAAAGAATTAAAAAGGAATATGGTAAGATTGCGGAAGAAAACCCAGTCGCACTATACAATCACAACCGCCTCTACTTGTCGATTTAATTGGTTTAACATCGGTTGTGGTGGAAAGGGTAGCAGAAATGTTACCCTTTTTTATTGCGTTTTAGTTTCGACGCACAGCACGTGCTGTATCCAAAATTTGGTTGGCATTGTATGACACCTAATAAACACGTATTACGTTATATAGTTTGTTTAACCTTTTAGTCAAAACATTAAACAAATTAAGCCAAACAATTTTTTGGATTTGACGACAGGTGGTCATCTGTTTCGTGGTAGTGTGGCAAAATAGATAAAAAAAAAATATACTTAAATGTTGTGTATATTGAAATTTGTTTTATATTTGTATCGTAATACATAATTAGTATGAGTAAGAAATTAATTCCAATGGAAATCAAAGTCGGTGTTTACTATTATATTGATGAAGAAACCAATCAACCAGTATTTGATACTGATGAAATGAGAAATGAGTTTGAACAAAAACTTAAAGAAATAGAAGATGAAAAAGAATGGGAACAATGAAACCCTTAATGGATTAAGTGTGAGACACGTCGCACAAATAGTCCGTAGGAAAATGTTACAGAAGTCAAAACCTTCGGCGAAGGTGTACAGACGAATAAAGTTTGGCAAAAAAGATTTGGTAAACGAATAAAATTGTTATATATTTGTATAAACCAATAAATTAAAAAATATGTATCAAGATTTAGACAACCCACGGAGTTGGGACAACCTCGGAAAAATGGTGTGTTTTCACGGACGTTACAACCTCGGAGACAACCACGACTACAACCACAATAACTACAATAGTTGGGAAGAAATGAAAAACGCAATTATCAAAGAAGAAGATGTTTGTGTTATCTTACCCCTTTACTTGTACGACCACTCGGGAATTACAATGAGTACAACCCCCTTTCATTGTCCTTGGGATAGTGGACAAGTTGGGTGGTACTTTGTTTCAAAAAAGAAAGTCCGTGAAGAATATGGTGTAAAGAAAATTACCCACAATCTTATTGACAAAGTAACCGAAGTGTTAATAAGTGAAGTTAGAACTTACGACATGTACCTCACAGGTGAATTGTACGAAGAAGAATACGAATAGGTTTTATTTTGTTTTAATTGGTGAAAAGTCCTCGGCGAAAGTCGGGGATTTTTTTTATATCAGAATTCGTCCAGCTCACGCCTGGTGGGGATTTTGTTTGGCGTCGTATTACATATTGGGGTGTAGTACGCCAACCAAAATTTTTCCGACTCTGGGTGAAACAGTGGTTGGTGTTGATAGGTTGGCAAAAAATATAAAAAAAAGTTTTGTTTATATGGAATAGTGTTTTATATTTGTATCAATAAACTATATGAATATGAAAATAAATGAAAATTTAATCGGAAAAAGAATTCGTCTTGTTTCAATGGAGAACGACCCTAACCCCGTTGAGAAAGGTTCAATGGGAACAATTTATCACGTTGGTCATGGTGTTATCAATGTCCATTGGGATAGTGGTAGGACTCTTGGTGTAGTTGAGGGTGAAGATGAATATGAAATCATTGACACTTTCGACACTTATTTACCACCCAATAACTTTCTCGTATTTTCGGGAAATATATGAGGAGATGGTGACTCGTCGAATTAGTTTGGCACAATAGTTTGTATATTCTAAAATTCATTTGTATATTTGTTCAATAATTAAAAAATAAAGAAATGTTAATTAAACTCACCTATCAAGGTAAAGGAACTCCAACTCTTGTAAACTTAAAAAATGTTAAAAACGTTTTTACCATTTTAGATAAAAGAGATAACAAAATCGTAACAAAAATTGAATACATAGATGGTACTTATATAAATGTTGAAGAAGATATTAAAACCATTTATGAAATTCAATGGAAAATGATGAACGGAAGTTGTGATATGGACTTTGATGTTCCATCAGTTGATGATATGATTAATAACTCATTTTACGAAAATGGTGGTTTTGAAAACCGACATTGGGTTGGTCAACGACCTAACAACCCTCGTAAAAGGGTTTACCGAAACAACTACGATAACCAAAACAATTATTGATATGTTTAAGGATATGTTTTTAACTTTCAAAGAAGTTTACCAAGAAGACCGAAAGGAATTTTGGGATGGAATTTTGGGTGGTGTTGTAATACTTGGGTATTTCCTATTGACAATGTTCGTTTTAATTCCTATATTTGGTTAAAGTGTAATACACTTGATTTGTAGTTCATAGATTAGTTTTATTTGGTTAAGAACCCTCACAGAAATGTGGGGGTTTTTTATTTGCTAAAAAAATTCGTCGCCGGGTGCGTCTCGAGTGAGATTTAGTTTGGCGGGTGTATGACAGATGCCAACCAATTTCTGAGATGGGACGGTGAATTCTGGGGTCAGAAAAAAAAATAAAGATTTATTTGGATTATAATAAAAAGTGTATTACATTTGTATCAAATTAAAAAACATCCATATGTCACAAGAAAATCGTACACAGCAAGTTCTCGACCAAGTCGGCCTGAATTGGACCGTAAGAGAAGAAAGTATCGCTACAGAAAGTGGTATCATTGTTCCTAAGAGTAAAGCAATCATCCGTGAGGACACCAACACTGTTTTGTCTGTACATGGTGATGGTTACTTTCCTTATCAGAATCATCAGATGGTTGATTTACTAGACAAGGTATCTCAACAGGTTGGTTTACCAATTCACAAAGGTGGTTACTTTGGTGGAGGTGAGAAAGTATACCTTCAATTGAAATCAAATGATTTGAAATTGGGCAATGACAGAGTTGAGGGTTATATAACTGGTGTGAATTCCTTCGATGGGTCAACTAGTTTGGCATTCGGTCCAAGTAATATTACAATCAGTTGTCAGAATTCATTCTTCGCCGCGTTCCGTAACTTGAATGCAAAAATTCGTCACACCAAAAACATGGAGATGAGAATCGATGATATCTGTCGTGGTTTGGAGGGAGTACTCGAGGAAGAAAAAGAGATGTTCGAAGACATTAAGAAACTTTCTGAAACGAAGATGACCAAGAAACAAGAGGATTGGGTTACACGTACATTGTTCAATATCATGAAAGATGTTGATTTGAATAGTGAAAAAGATGTGTCGACCGTGACTCGTAATCGTCTTTCTCGTTTCTACGTAGACCTTAACGGTGAAATAAAAGAGAAAGGTGATAACCTTTGGGGGTTGTTCAGTGGGGTTACTAAGTACACCACACATTCCTTAAGTAAAGGTGATAACTCTGAAAACAAGATGTTTGGAACCTATGGACAAAGGGAACGTCAAATTTTCAAAGAATTGGTTGAGTTGGTTTAAGATTGGTTAGGTACTCAATTAATAAGAACCCCGCAGAAATGTGGGGTTTTTTATTGCACCAAAACTCCTCGTGAGCTGCGCGCAAACAGTGAAAATTGTTTGGCATTACCTAAAACCAATAAAATCAATACTTTGGGTTTGAGCCAACCAAAATCGAGGGCTGCGCGCAATCAGGAGATGTTACATATCTTCCCAAAATCTAAATGGTTTTTCTTTGTAATCTTCTTTTAATTGTCTTCTTAACTCGTAACAATACCATATTAAAAACAACACGAACTCAACTCCTAATGTATAAAGTATCCCTTCTATCATAATAATAAGTATCCAAGATGGTGATGACACAGCACAGGACAACTTTTGTTTGGCAAAAAAGTATGAAAAAAATAAAAAAAAAGTTTTTTTATACGAAAAATAGATTTATATTTGTACCATAAAACAATTAAAAAATGAAAAACAAGAAAGTAACTCCGAAGAAAAAACACACACTCTTAAAGGGTGAAGGTGTTAACCAGCACACTCTGTATGGTGATTTCGTAATTGATGAAACACAAACAGAGTTCGCAGAGGTTGAAGTAAAAAAGGATAGTGTATTAAGACACGAACAACCAGATGGAAGTTTCTCAAAGGAACACAAACCACTCAAAGTTGAGAAAGGCGATTGGGTTATGGGAAAACAAGTTGAGTACAATCCATTTGAAGGTACAATCACTCAAATTTGGGATTAACTATGGCGAACCCACTAATTCACTCAAAAAGCAGCGTCAAGCGTTGGGGTGGTAAGGTAGAAGATTATTTACCTATCCACGAACTTATTGATAGTCCGAAAGCGACAATGAACAATAATAGTTCTCGGTTACTCACCCACAACACTTGGTTCGCATACACTATCATTCCAAAAATCTTCGGTTACAACATTACCAATAGCGACGGCAAGTCAGTTGATGTTGTTGATATTGCGATGTTACATATCGCAGAAGATTTTAGAATGAAGTTTGTTCCAACCCCACAAGATTACCTTAAACATTTAGAGGTTCAACCCTGGATGTGTAATGGGGTAAAAGATTTAGACAACCCCGAAGCGTACGAAGTAGTTAAACAATTAAACCAAAAAATCCACGAATATGCAAACTAATGAAGCAATCGCACTCTGGAAAGAGTTAGGTATTACAAGCGCAACTATGGAATTTAGTTGTGGTGGTGATAGTATGAATGATTATCACTTTAATTTTTACAATTCCGAAAACAAAGAAGTTGAGAGTGGTGAACTTGATAGTTTCTTTGATGATGAAGTTTTCCGTAGGGTAGAGTTTTATGTGAACTCTGACGGACACTACATTGGTGAATTTGGAAGTGTTGAGATTACACTTGATGAGGACAACGAAGAACCCGATTTCTCGTATTACAAATCCGCACAGGCGGAATGGTCAGAGAGTTTTACGGAAGAAGTTGGAATAGAACTCACAGAAAAAGAAGTTGAGTTTGTCAGAACCAAAGTTCGCAATTTGGTTGGCAGTCAAGACGGAAGTTCAATTAACTATAAAGGTGATTGTATTCTTAATAATGAGGAAGAACAAATTTCCGACACCATTTTGGAAAAGATTACTGATGTTGTTGAGAACCACGAATTTGAAAACGCAGACGGCGAACAAGAGGATTGGTTTCAATTCAACACAGAAGAAGTGGATAGTGATGTATTACCTAAAATTGTAGATAACACATTATTCGTTTCACTAACAAGACAATTTTTGGTATTGAGTGATAGTGATATGTAAACAATTAAAAAGTAAAAGAAATGAAAATCATAATTGAAAACACTCGTTTTGACTACAACATTGGTTGTCGTCTATTAAAAACAAAGTATCGTAATACACCCTTTAATGGTTTGGAAGATATATGGGAAGATATTGTTCCTATTACTTTCAAAGAGATTGCAACCGAAATTCAAAACATTGAACAGAGGCGTATCGCCGTAGGTTGTTTGGGTTTGGAAAACATTTACAAAGAAGTGAACCCCACACTTATTAAGTCCGAAACAATTTCAAAAGAAACATTTTGGGTTGGTGAGAATGGTGAACTTATTGAAAAAAAGTTTAAGGACACCTATGAACTATACCAAGTAAATGGAAATGATTGGGGTGAAGGTGCGGAATTTGGTTGGCGTAAACCAGAGAATGTTCACTTTGTAAAATGTAAAGACACCTCAACTGATAGAGAGTATTTTATTTGGGTGGACGCACAAAGTGTTTATCGTACTAACAACAAAGACAAATGGTTGAGTAGTAGTGAGGACTTTGGTAGTAAGATTACTCCTATCCAAGCAATTGCGTGGACAATTCAAACAGACATTAAAGAAGGTGGAATTGAGAAAATTGTTCGGCAAGGTGATTGTGTTCTTATTAAGAAGAAAAAAAAGTGTGAAAGTGGTTCGGTTAGACACTTGACCGAAAAAGAATACCGAAAACTATTGGTCGCAGAGAGTTAGTTGTTTCATTTTTATTGGTTAAAACCCTCACTCAAAAGGTGGGGGTTTTTTATTGCTCCAAAGTTGCTGCTGGTTGCGCTGCTGGTTGCGCTGCTGTTCGTGATTTTGTTTGGCATTCTGTAAACCCAATAAAATCAATACTTTCTGTGTGCCAACCAAAATCGAACCTGGTTGCGCTGGTTGCAGCTTCTGGTTTTTCTAGCCATTGCTTCTAGGTTTAACTAGTTTCCTGCTGCAGGGACCTGAAATCCAATAACTTGTTTGGCAAGAAAAATAAAAAAATATTTGGATTATATTAATTACTGATTTATATTTGTATTATAAAACGATAAGACAATGATAAAATCAATTAATGAAAAACAAGGGGGTATCGAGATTGACCTCACAGGACCTGATGGGAACGCATTCGTTCTTATTGGTCTCGCCTCAAAATGGGCGAAACAACTCGGTTTGGACTCCAAGAAAATTCAAGAGGAGATGATGAGTGGGGATTATGAGAATTTGATTGGCGTGATTGAAAAGTATTTTGGTGACTATGTAACTCTTTATCGTTAATCATATGACACACAAAATTCAAATCCTATCCCCTGATGGGTTCACACTCGAAAGGGATGTACCCTACTACAAGTCGCACAAAGCGGCCGCCAAGGCGTTCGAAGAATGGAAGAAAAGATACGAAACTCAAGGGTATTATTCTTCCGTAAAATATGGTCGTATACCATTAGTAGACCTTGAGGATTATTGTCAATTAAATTATTTGTAACATGAAAAAGTTCAGTCAAGTTTGTGTTTGGCCCGCAACTATCATCGGTAAGTCCAACATTAAAGATTTCGAAAAGTGGGCGAAAGAAGAATTCAGTGTTCGTGTAAAGTATTGTGAAGAAGTGGAAACATTACCTACACCTGGTGAACCAGATACTGGTGGAAGAAATGATGTTTTTTTCAGAGTCCACGAAAACGATATCCCAAAGTTTGCCGTACCTCGTTTACGAATTGGTATTCGTTGGTGGGAGGATGTATTACTTAATGGCGATGGTGTTCTCTATCCTGAAGATGTTTTGGAAAGATACCCTAAAACTTGGTAACTATGGAAAAGTTTAATTTCTACCTTGACCAAAAGGTAACAACTTGGATGAGAACGAATTTCTCAGTGGAAGGTGAAAGGTTGAATATTGATTGGCAAGAATAACTTGTAAAATTAAATAATCTTTATACCTTTGTAAAAAATCATTCGTATGACAAATCAAGAATTAACTACCCATTGGGTAAACCAAAGTGAGAAAGTCCTAAAAGGACGAGTTATTAAATCAGTTCGTTATCTTACCGATGAGGAAATGGAACTTATGGGTTGGTACAAGAGACCTATTTGTTTTGAGTTGGACAATGGAACACTATGTATTCCTTCTATGGACGATGAGGGAAATGATGGTGGAAGTTTGTTCTACCAAGAAAAAGGTAAAGAACTTGATGTATTACCTGTAATCTAAAAAACACTTGACATTATGAAATAAGATGTTTATGTTTTATTCAGATTACATTTCATAGTTGTAATTTTGTGTTTGGTTTGACACACTAAAGGGGTTCTTTGGAATCCCTTTTTTTATTTATAAACCACTGAAAATCAATAAATTAAATCGTCCAGTCGGTCCGCTGGGCGAATTTGTTTGGCAAAATAAACACTAGTATTTTTGATAATATCATAAAAATCTTCGGTATGTTTGTCATACATAAAGTCAAAAAAATGTTTGTGGAAAACTTTTTTTAAAAAAAATGAAATAAAATTTGGAAAAAAAGAAAAACCATTATACCTTTGTACCCAACATTAATTCATAAACTTAAATTAGAAACGAAATGACAAAAAATGTTCAAGTAAAATTTACCCAAAATTTGGGTATGTTCAAACTTCACAATGTAAATCGTGAGGTAGACACTCCACGCGTCAAGCGTATTACAGATTCAATGAAGAAAGACGGGTTGAAACTCGTTCCAATCATTGTTAATTCGCAGTACGTGGTTGTAGACGGACAACACCGACTAACCGCAGCAAAAGAAGCCGGAAAAGGTATCTACTTTATTGTAGACAACTCAATTCCTAACACCACGAAAGGTATCTTTGATGCCGCACGTAAGTTCAATCAAAACATGAAAGAGTGGGGTAAGAAAGATTACATTCATGGTTTCTCTGAACAAGGAAACAAATCCTACAAAACATTGGAGGAATTTTCAAAAGAGTTTCCAATGTTCTCCCTTACCGAAAGAATTATGTTACTTCAAAATTCGGGTACTCGTCATTGTGATAAACAAGATTTTGCAGACGGAAAATTTATTGTAGGGGATATGACCACCGCTAAAGAGTGGGCGAATAACCTACTTCAATTAAAACCCTACTTTGAAAAAGGTTACAACAAATCAGTATTTGTTCGTACCATTCTTACAATTATGGAGAAAAAAACCGATTTTAAATTTCAGGAGTTTCTTCACAAGGTAAAACTTCGTCCAAGTTCAATCTTTATGTGTGGCGATAAAAAGTCATACGCGGAGATGATTGAGGATATCTATAACTACAAACGTAAAACAGGGGATAAGTTAAATCTTCGTTTCTAACTTTTAGTTTAGGGGTTAGTAATTGGGGTGACTGAAAAGTTACCCCTTTTTTACGCTCAAAATTTCACAAGATGTTTTGTCCTGAAGACGACTCCAAATTTTGTTTGGCTTAGTTTTCAACACTTAAATGTTCATATTCCAATAAAAAATACACTATTTGTTCAGTGTTTTGTAAAAAAAGTTGAACAAATTAAAAATATTTGTTGGAAATAGAAAATATTCTTATTATTTTTGTACTGTAATTCAAAAAATTGATTATGATAAAAAAACCAAGAAAGACTACGGCTAATTCATTGAAGAAGTCTTTGCACGAAATTCGTGAATGCCTAAATGAGAGTTTACCAAATTTTGAGAAAAAAGAAATGGTAGGTATTAAGTTTTCTCGAGTTGGTACTCGTTACCACATTGAAAACGCACCAGTTCCTCCTACCGATAAAATTGGTGTACAGCTTGAACGTTCTTTTAATGACTTTATGCGTAAGCTGAAAGTAAATTATGGTGGAATGAAACTTGAAGGTTCAATGGTGTTTGGAACCAAAGACGATTTGTTTTTGGTTGGATACAACAACTATGAGCGTAAAGGTAAAAACCTCACCAAAAAAGGACACTCGATAGAAGGGGTTCTGTGATTTAGTATATTGATTTAATGTTCGGTTCGAAAAGCCCTCACAGAAATGTGGGGGTTTTTTATGCTCGGATGTGTGCAACAGAGCTGCACAGTTACATCTCGGGATTTTGTTTGGCGTGTGCCAACCAATATTGCACTGGGAAGACTGGGTACCCCTGAAGAAAAAAATAAAAATAAATTTGGAATATAAAAAAATTTGTTTTATATTTGTATTGTTAAACCAATGGAGTATAGAAATGGAGTATAGAAATAAAACCCAAGCAAGAAAGGAGACTGGTATCAATTATTTAGGTTCAGTCAACCTCACATCAAAACACGCTAAAGCGTACAAGTATGATGAATTAACCTACAGTCTTTATCTAGCACCCGCGGACTTAAGTGGTTACGAAGTTTGTCCGATGAGGAATGAAGAATGTACTGCACTATGTTTAAACGAATCTGGTATGAATCGAATGAACATGAGAGATGACATGATTACTCAGAGTAGAATTAAAAAAACAAAATTGTTTTTTGAACACCGTCAGTATTTTATGCAATGGATGGTTGCAGAAATTGAGGCAGCAAAAAAGAAAGCTGAAAAACAGGGTTATCACTTTAGTGTTCGTTTAAATAACACTTCAGACATTTCGCCCGAATCTTTTCATATGGTTGTAGATGGTAAAAGAAAAAACATTTTGCAATTGTTTCCTGATATTATGTTTTACGACTATAGCAAAGTAGGTAAACGAATGGAGTTAGTTAAGAAGTATAAGAACTACGACTTAACATTTTCATTTAGTGGTACAAACTTTTCAGATTGTATTAGTATGTTGAACAATGGTATACGAGTTGCCGTTGTTTTCAAAAAAGAAATACCCAAAAAGTTTTGGGGTAGAAAAGTTATCGATGGTGACTTATATGATATGAGATATCGAGATGAGAACGACATTATTGTGGGATTAAAATATAAAGTCACACGAAAACGACCTCAAAAAGATAGCAAGTTTATAGTAGACCCCTCACAATGAGGGGTTTTTTATTGCTAAAACATTTGCTGCGCTTTTGCGCCGGTCTTCAGGATTTTGTTTGGCGTAACTCAAAGTGTTGATTTTATTACATTTACAGAATGCCAACCAAAATCACATCTGGTTTGCGCGGCTATTGCTACCAGTTTTTCTGGCTATTTTGCTGGTGACCCCGGTTAATCCAAAAATTGTTTGGCAAAAAAAATATAAAAAAAATTTGATTATATTAAAAATAGATGTATATTTGTATCATAAAACAACATAGTTATGGGACAGTATTATAAACCAATCATTTTAGGTATCACCCCAAAAGAGGGTGAACACGAAACAGTTAAAGCGTGGATGTATTCACACGAGTACGACAACGGACTCAAACTGATGGAGCATTCCTATCAAGGGAACAACTTCGTTTCAACTTTTGAAAAACAATTAACCCGTAGAGGTGAACATTACAAAAGTCGTGTAGTGTGGGCGGGTGATTACGCAGAAGAAGAACCAGGAGTAAAAGTCATTTCGGAAGGGAAGGAGTACGACGCAAATTTGTATTCACTTTGTAATGATGAAAACCAAATCAAACCAAAGGTTTCATCAACTGACGAATACCCCTACATTGTAAACCACAGCAAAAAAATGTTCGTGGACAAAAACAAAGTTCCCGAAATTCAAGGATGGGATGGTGCAAAAATTCACCCTTTACCACTATTAACTAGTGAGGGTAACGGACAAGGTGGTGGAGATTTTAGAGGTGATGATGAAAATGAGATTATTGGTTCGTGGTCGAGAGATGTCATCTCAATAGAAAAAGATAGTCCACTTGTTACCAACGGCACAATGGATTACGCCGAATTGATTTTTGATTTGAAAGAATAAAAAGGTCCCCCGTCACAGGGGGATTTTTGTTTGGCAAAAAACATTTGGAATATAAAAGAATTAATATTATATTTGTATCATAAACCAATCAAGATGAGTAAGAGTATTAAAGTTAGGTTCAATCTCGGTAGAGGTAAGAACTACCTGAAATGGAAAGTACAACACCCAGACGGTAGTGTATTGTATTACAGTCCAACCGATAATCAATTAGTGATGACGGGTTGCACATTTAAGAACCACAGGAAAACCGCACAAAAGATTTTTGATGGTGGTAATAAAGTAGTGTGCGCGTGGATACTTTGTAAGGACATTAAGATTTACACAGGTCAACCATACAAGGATGAAAGTCGTAGGGTTCGATACAATCCACGAGTTCAACCTAACTGGTTATTTGATGGTCACATCATGGATAATGATGGGGTACCACAATTACATACCATCGATTACGGAGTGTACATCACAACAGGTGAAGGTGAAATTTAGTTTGGCCACAAAATAAAACAACATGGACTTAATTAAAGCACAACAACTCGCAGATAAGTTAATTCGTAAACACAAGTTAGATGTTAATGGATGGACATTTGTGTATGACAACGCAAAACTTAGGTTTGGGTGTTGTAAATACAGACCTAAACAAATTACACTATCCAAAGTATTGACATTACTTAATGATGAAAGTCATGTAAAGAATACTATTCTACATGAAATTGCACACGCACTTTGTCCTGGTCAAAAACATAACCATGTATGGAGAGCGAAGGCAATTGAAATAGGTTGTGACGGACATCGTTGTTATAGTAGTAAAGTAGTTGAAACATCCGAAACAAAATATGTTGCAACATGTGTTGGTTGTGGTAAAGTATCCAAAGCGCATCGTTTAAGAAGAAGGTCTTATTCGTGTAGTAATTGTTCAGGTGGTAGTTACAACCCTAAATACAAATTGGAGTTCAGGTTGAACCCCAGATTCACGGGGGGGATTTAGGTTGGCAACAAAGTTCAAAATAAATTTGGTATAAAAGAAAAATTGTTATATCTTTGTATTACAATTAAATCAAAAAAGTATGGGATACACAACCGATTTCGAAGGTGGATTTGAATTCAGTCGTCCACTCACTAGTGATGAAAAAAATTACATCACCAAGTTCAACAACACTCGTAGAATGAAACGAAATGTTGAGAAACTCTATGAGTTATTTAAGGGTGAACACGGAAACCCTTTTCTACCAAAAGAAGAAACCTACGGAAACGATGGTGAATACTTTGTTGGTGGTAATGGGTTCGCGGGTCAAGACAAGGATGATAGTATTGTTGATTACAACACACCTCCAGGTCAACTTGATTTTCTAACAACTAACTACAACGAAAGGTGGACACAAAATGATTTGAGAACGCGAGAGGGTAAATGTCAACCTGGTTTATGGTGTCAATGGACTACGGATGAAAATGGAATTCATCTAATGTGGGATGGTGGTGAGAAGTTTTACAACTACGTTGAGTGGTTGAAGTATCTTATCAATCATTTCTTTGAGAAGTGGGGTGTGAAATTAAATGGTGAGGTTTATTGGAAAGGCGAGGATGGTGAGGACATGGGTAAGATTGTTGTAAAGGACAACTGGGTCACAGTAAAATACGCGAGGATTACTTATGATTGATTGGTTTAAGGGGAGAACCCCACAGAAATGTGGGGTTTTTTATTAAAAACCTCGTACACATAGGATGGACATTGATTTAGGTTGGCAACAAAGTTGAAAATAAATTTGGTATAAAAGAAAAATCATTATATCTTTGTATTATGAAAAAAGAAAAAGTAATCCACTCGGTATCATCTCACTTGAGAGATAAGTCATATGAGATGAGAATTATTCAAAATGAGAATAATGTCAAATTGAAAATGACCTACGAAGCGTACAACGCACAAGAAAGGTTCACAGGTGAACAATTCATCAATGGTAAATGGGAACACACATTTGGAATGTTGGATTTGGGTGTTCTACCTGATAAATCAATCTACGTGTGTAGTGAAGGAAAAAGAGAGGATAAGGCGGAAAAGTTATTTGGTCTTGGTACAAAATTGTTTAACATCTTAAATCAATAATACAATGGGATTAGATATGTATCTCCACAAGAAAACCTATGTGAAAAATTGGTCACATATGACACCTGAACAACTTCACAAGGTGACAGTTAAGAAAGGTGGAAAAGTAGTTAAGGAAATCCAACCCGACAGAGTTTCGAGTATCGAAGAAAGTGTCGCATATTGGAGAAAAGAGAACCACATCCACGCATGGTTCGTAAACAATGTACAGGATGGTGAGGACGATTGTCGAGAGTATTCTGTATCCCGTGAACAACTCAAGGAGTTGGTGGATACCTGTGAGAAAGTTTTGGATAGTTTGATAAACTCTCCGACGAAGAAGGTTCAGGTGAAAGTTGGTTGGCAAGGTGGTAAGGAGTTGTACGATGATATCGATGTCTACACCGACACCGAACTTGCGGAAGAACTACTACCAACCCAATCGGGGTTCTTTTTCGGGGGAACTGAATATGACGAGTGGTATCTAAAAGGTTTAGAAAATACCATTAAACAAATCACCCCCTTATTAAAGGAAGAAGAAGGAGATTTCTACTATCAAGCATCCTGGTAAAAAAATAAAAAGGGGATATTATTTGGTAAAATGGTATCCTCTTTATACCTTTGTATTAATGAACAACTTAAAATAGATAGTTTATGCCGAACTGGTGTCAAAACTCAATAACAATAACAGGTACTGAAGAGCAAATAGGATTGCTTACTCGTGTCCTTAATGATGTTCCAAAATCGGAACCTGAAAAATGTATCATATTCGAGTCCTTAATCGGTCGTTTCCCTGAAATGGGTAAAGAACAATATGAACAAGGTGGATGGTATAACGCAAACACAGGTTGGTATGGTACCAAATGGGATGTGTCATACGCCGACTGCAACTTCACCTTTGAAAAAGATTGTATCTATTTGTATCCCGATACCGCGTGGTCACCACCAATCAACTTTGGAGTTGTATTACACAAGATGTATGGTGTGAATGTGGAGATGTCTTATTCGGAGGGTGGAAACGATTTCTGCGGTAAAGCGTTCATCAACGAAAATGGTTTGGTTGAGGAGGATTATGGTTTTTTAGAAGGTAACTATCGTTTTGACGAAGAATACTTTTGGGAATCCCTTTTCCAAAATGAGATGGAATACGCAATTGATAACGAAACTAGTGTTGATGACTTCGTTGCACAATTCCCTTATGTTGATAAGGAAGACGAAAAAGAAATCCGTAGAATATACGAAGAAGAATTAAAGGAAAAAGTAAAATAAATTCATATGGAAGATTTGAAAATAATGTCGAGTACAGAACCAACGAATCAATTCACATATCAAGAGTGGGTGGATGAGTTGAGGACTAAAGAAAATGTTATTGTTTCATCTAAATACCATGCAAGAACCATCGAGCAAAGGATTAGAGTAGACGAAGCAATTCAAATGAAAAAAGAAATGGAAAACTCTGAAGAAAAAAATTCCGACGGGACAGCTGAACCCCGGATTTTGTTTGGCATGTTAAAAACATTATTAAATAACTTTTTTTAAAAATTATGGGACGAGTAAATAAAACAATCGAAGGTGTCTTCATTGACATCGTAGGGTCAAAGAGTGAACTGAGTTCATATGACCAATTCATCAACCATGGTGATGGTAAGAAATATTCTAAGGAGCTAGTAGAGTTAATTAGTTTATATAAGACCATGGTTATTGAGAGTAAGTTAACATTCGAAAAACTTGCATCACTTGAGGAGATTATCATCCAAATGAGAATTCGTGAGGACCTCAGTGATATTAAGTTGACTCAGGTTCGTGAGTACATCTACGCACGTACACCATTCTACCGTCAGAGTAAGAAATCAAAGGATGTTCGCGTCATTGTCGACAAGATTGAGTTTCACCCTGAGGAGGATTTGGAAATTTTGTCTGGCGACAAAGAGTTCATGATTAAGGCTAAAATGAAGTTAGCTCAAGCAATGGACCTTGAGATTGAGGAAAACATTCGAGTATTTAAATCAACATTTAAAAAGTAGCAACATGAAGACAGAAACAATTTCAACAGGTATTGGATTATCAATCTACAAAGGTGATTGGGATGGAGCCCAATGGACTCTTACTGGTTACCCCAATAAAGAGGTGATAGGTCACGACTACGAGTCGGCATATGACTTTGAGGACTGTGTAAAAAGAAACATCAACTGTAGTGGAATTGATTTCGACAGTGAGTATTGTCAGTTTTTCGCATACGCCAAGACCAAAGCTCGTTTGGTAAGTTTTGCAAACCAAATCAAGAAACACTTTGAGAAAGCAAAAGAATTAAAGCAACAATTGTATTAAACTTTAAAATCAAAAAGATGAAAAATCAAAAATTAAAACAAGTTGGTATCACCATTTTAGGATGGTTAGGTGTTGTAATTATCACCGCAAACATTGCAAGAGCAATCAACCCTTCAGCGAACCCTGAAGACATATCAGTATTGGAGTCCTTATTGTGTATGACAATTGTTCTTACTGGTTGGGTTCCGTTCTACATCTATTTCAAAAAGAAAAACAAGAAGGAGGAGAATCCGGCAAATTAGTCTGGCAAAAATATTCTAGAAAAATTTGGAATATTCTAGTAAATGAACTAATTTTGAAATAGAAACCATTTAATAACATATAGTGTATGACAAACAAAATCAAATTAGGAAATGAGGTCGTAGTATCCGACCCTTGTTACACAATCCCAACCTGGTGTCAGGGAATTGTTAGTGGTGTTAAACCTGGTATGTATGACACCTATGTCAAGCGTCACGACTGTGGTGATTGGGGTATCCGAAGTTCAATGGTACTTGTCATACACGAGGACCATCAGGGAGATGATTTGGTATGGAAAGAATATCCAGCAACCATCGGTGTTGACTCAGGTCAGTGTGGAATCTTCTCCAAAGAATCTTATCGTGACGACTCTATTACAGAACGAATCGGTTTGGGGGATGGTGATATTTCATTCTTTGGTGAAACTCCTTGGAAAGAAATGACTGAGGCCCGTGAGGAGGAACAAGGTGAAAAATGGTACATCAGTATGTGTTCAAGAACCTTGGGTGATAACAGATACGGTGTGTATGACGAGGGAGTAGTTTCTTCATCTGGTTTTGGTGATGGTTCTTACACATTATATGTTACAAAGAAAAGAGGAAAGATTATTGCAATGTGTGTTGACTTCGCGGTTGAAGAAGACGAGGTAATCGATTTTGAATTTTTTCGTGATATCCATATGGAAAAATAATAAATTTTGTTTAGATTTGGGGTTATGAAAAAAATATTATTTATATCGACACTCGGATTATTTGGTTGCAGGTCCAACCAAACATACATCCAATGCTCAGATGTGGCAATCGTATCGAGTAATTTGAAACACATTTACATCGCAGATACTCTACATGGTCCATTGATTTATAATTGTTGGGTTAATCATTGTTATGGTGATTCAACTACACCACATTTATTACCACCTCATTCTATTGAATGGAAAAAAGTAAGGAAAAAGTCAGTTCCATGTAATTGTAGTTCAGGCGCAACAACCAAGAATATAACTAAAAATTAGTATTATGTTTAATACACAACAAAAAGAGAATCCGACTCACATACTAAGACCATCTCAGTGGTTGAATTTTGGTTGGCTGGCCATGGTACCAGCAACTTATTTCGTACACCCATATGCATGTGCATTGGCTGTGGTCATATACATCTACAAATACTTCGAAGTAGACTGTTGGAGGTATGAATTCTATGATGACTGTGTGATTGAACGAAAAGGGGTTTTTAGTGTGACTCGAGAATCTGTGAACTATTTCAGAATTAAATCTGTGATGGTCGACGAACCATTTTGGATGAGGTTACTTGGACTATCCGTTGTTAGAGTTATAACTTCAGAACAATTTAAACAGGAATTGGTGTTCCAAGCTGTGGAACAGGGTGAAAGTATCCAATCATTTTTACAGCACAACGCAAAAGTGGAGAGACAGAATATGGGGATTAGAGATTTCGATGTGTTCAATACTCACCTTTAGTAATATTTAAAGTCATGATACGAGTAGAACCACAGATTCAGGAACAGTTCATGAGGATAGCAATGGCTAGACTTGGTAACAAATATTGTTTTAGACCACAGAAGTTGGCTATTGCGGCAAAAATGTTTACCCAATACTTACGACGTATAGAAGAAAGGGGGAAACTTCAGTGAAACTCTTCATCAGGGATAAGGTATACTTTACCAACCCTACTACAGGTGAAATAATAGAAGACACAGTCACACACGTGGATGACAACGTTGTGACAGGTAAATCATATGACTTAACTGATTATTATAATTCAGGTAAGTTAGGAGTATACAGGATACACTGTCATGAGTGTGGAGACATGATACCAACACCTCTATCTTATTTTCAGGTAGACGGGTTGAGGGGTAAGTATAATCTACTACCCAGTTCATGTAAAGACTGTCTCAATAAGACAAGGTACCCCGAGAATCCTGAGGAGGGTGTTACACTGTGGATTTAGTTTGGCGACGTACAGACGACAGGTGACCCCGGAATCTGGATTTAGATTGGCATTAGTTCTTTGAAATTTTTTTTTTATAGGATTTGGTTTTTAGGATTTTATTGTTTATATTTTATATATTAAAATCAATATATTATGGCAACAAAAAAGTCCACTACAAAAAAAACAGCTAGCAAGCCCGCAAGCAAACCAGCTCCAGCCCCTAAGAAGGGTGGAGGTAAAAAAGCCGTAGCCGCACCAGTGGTTAAAGCAACCGTAAGTACTTACGTACCGGTTTCTCACCACATCTACTACGATGGTTTCTCTTACCGTGTACGCGCTAGTGTGAACGGAACCCGTTACTCTCAGAACTTCTCTTCAAAGAAGAAAGCGTTCGAGTTCCGTAAGAGTATCTTGAGCAACATGTGATATTAACTCAAGACCTCTTAACCAAATCCTGTGATTAATCCCACAGGATTTTTTTTTATAAGAAAATTCTGAAGAGGGACCTGTGACTCCGGATTTAGTTTGGCGGAATCAGAATCCTCAGGGACCATCCGACGGGTCGATTTAGTTTGGCACAAAACTAACTAACATTAGTTAGTACAGGGAACTGAGATGGTCGATTTAGTTTGGCGGGGTAATGGTATTTATAAGTAAAGTTCAACTAATATGAAACTAACTGAAATAATTAAGGGTGATGACGTTGAGAAGTTCAACCAGTCATTACCAATGATAGTTGAGAAACTAAGAGGTCTAACTAATGGGGTGATTAAAATTGATGATGTTCTCGCAAAAAACCCAACACAAGGAACCATAGATGGTGTGGCATTTATTAGTGAATGTGTTTTGGTACTATGGGTGGACACAACGAAAGTTTACCCTCAGCTGGTTAACGACGTATACAATTTGGTTGGCAAGAAAATTCAGGAAATGGGTTTTGGTGAGTACCCTTTTAAACTTGGAATCGGTAACATAGAATATAAAGATGGTTTATTTCATTTCACCATTGACGCTGATAATGTTTCAAGAGAAGTGTATAACCGCCTGAAGTACGACCTCCCCACAATACAATACATTTTGTCTGGCGAATATTCGTATGTATTACCTCCAAATATAATCCCAAAACCATTTGAAGGGATGGACGAGTGGGTTAAAATTTTGGGTAAGATAGCTACCACGTATTACAATGTCCTTAAAGTCGGAAACATTTATGGTATACCATACGAATTGACCGACACCCCTGACATTAGAATAGAACCCACAAAGAAAACTTTGGAAAACAAAAAAGATTTATCTACGGTTATTTACACGTCGTTCAAAGACTCAAATCAATTTCAAAACGATTCTTTAAAGAACGAACTTAAACTTAGATTTCATAAATTCGGTGTGTCAATCATCTTCCTCAGGAACTGATGTATGACATATATACGTATTACATCAACCCCCTTGTAAAACACTTGGGGGTTTTTTATTGTATGACATTTCTGAAAATATAAAAATATAACTCTTATTTCACGCAAGAGTCAATCCTACACTTTGTCCCACTTTTTCCCATTTTTATACACTTTTACTGATTGTAATACGACCAGCGGTATTTTTTGTCATACATCCCTTTATATTTTAAAAAAATTTGTTACGACAAAAAATATTTAAATTAAGGGATTAAAATCAAGTATTTTTTGACTCTTTCTGTATTACATTGTGTGTATTGTGGGGTAAAACCCTATTAGTACTATACATTATAACCGATGGTAAACCACTATAATGGCATATCTCTTTTTCTCTTTCTTCTAACAGTTTCTTCTTAACCGATTCGTCAAAATAAACCCCATCAGATTCCATATCGGAAAGGGGACGATGTAACATGTACTTTTTCATAATCATATAACAAACTGATGGGTATATTGTTTTAGATACCTAGAAGTTTGACATAACCTATGGGGAGGTAAACCTCCCAAATCCATATGTCATGAATCTGTATCTATGGGATGATATTCTACAGGAGCAATAAAGTTCATATCATATTCGGATAGTTCTTTTTTAAAACCTTCCAATTCTTCTTCACTATATAAAGGTCCGAATACAGGTCTATCTCTAAATGGTAAAGTATGTCTTTCGTTCCATTCCTTTATTTCCATTTCGAGTTGTTCTATAATATTCTTTAGGGAATCATATCCTTTCCATTTATCATATTCCTCTACTGATACTATGTACATTGTTTTTCCATAGTTATCCAATTCATTTAGATTGGGGTTGGTTGAATATACATCTACTATACCATCATATCCATAATATTGATGACATAGTTCTTGTAGTATATGTACATTCTTTATATTCTTATCTACCCAATTCTTTCCATAACTTCTTATATTACAGATATAGGTATATCCATCTTCATAGGTATCTATTATACCATTGATAGTATTCCTTAGTTCTATAAGTTCTTCTATACTATATTGTTCTATATTCATATTATGAGTTTATCCCCCGGTTTTACTTTACATCCTCATCTGGGTACTTTTCAGATAGATGCTTGAGCAATCTATATTCATATCCCTTCTTGTTCTTGAGAATCTCCCTGCGGTTTAGTTCCTTGGAATAATAATACGACATCTCATTCAACTTCATTAGAATCAACTTCATATGATGGTCATCCAGATATCCTTCTGTATCTCCATATATCTTTATCGAATCTGCACAGTACTTCAAATCATTGATTAATTTATTCTTCATCTTCTCCATCTTATTCTGATTTAACTGATTATATTTCAGACATTCTTTCACTTATGATTTTACAGTATTCACTACTTATTTCTGAAATAATCCAACTTCTATTATTTTTTGCAGACATCTTACTTGTAGTTCCACTACCGCCAAAACAATCGTAAACTATATCTTTTTCTTTGCTAAAACAAACTATTAAATCATTTGCAAGAGAATCAGGAAATGTAGCAGGATGCTTTCGTTTAATTTTATTCTTATCTCCACCATTTAGATATTCCCAAACACTACCCCTACATTTCATCAAGTTAATTTTAATTGCTCTTGATTTTTGAGTAGTGCCATCGGTTTGCCTCGTAGCACATCCTGTAATTGTTTTACCACCGTGCTTTGATGGAATTTTCAACGGCTCTTTGTTAAATGATTTTGGCTTATCTCCCTTGAGAAACATTAAAATATATTCGTGGTCAATTCTAAATCTTTTATTCCACCAAGCTCCTTCTTGTCCGTATTTGCGATATATGCAACATTCAAACAATTTGAACCCGATATTGTAAAAGTCAATAGCAGTTTTGAATGTGGTTAATGATTTTCCAAAATTCTTTGTCTGGTCTTGCATCACAAAACAAACCATTCCTCCATCTTTTGTTATTCTATATAGTTCTTCTCCTACTTTGTGCAAGTCAAGTTTATATCCATTGTAATCTCTCATATTATCGTATGGGGGAGATGTTACAATTAAATCGCAGAAATTATCTGGCATTTTACTCATAGTTATCAAACAATCTTCGTTGTAAATTTTGTTTATTTCTATTTTTGCGCTCATCTTATTCTGATTTAAAGGTTCTATTGGTATACTCAATTTCTACTTGATTATATGCCATTAAAATGTCCAAGTCTATGCTCTTGTCTAAACAATGTTTAGCAAACTCAATTATCTGCTCTTTCTCCATTTCTTTGGCTTGTTCAAGAAGTTCATTGAACTTTTCATTTGAAATAAATCCAAAACGCCACCATGTCCACCTTCTTTCCATCATGAGCAATTACCGCAATCTTCATCCTATCCACTTGTTACCCCAAATTAATTAAATTTTCTTCCGTTATCATCATTTGACATTCTACTAGTTGTATACACCTTTGAAAAGTACTTAGTGAGTGAGTCCATTACTCCGAGATTACCTCCTCCTGTTTATACAAGGAATCACTATGGGTTGTACAACCAACCCCATCACTTGTGGTGATGAAAATGTCTTGTTTCTTTTGAATACCTTTTAATAATCTACCTTTCTTACTCTTACCTTTCACATCAGAACCTTCAGAATAAGTAATATTGTGTGCTGCGGTGATATCAGCATCCTTTAGTTTACCAAAATCATCACATTCTATATTAACACAAGAGAACTTGGTTTTATCCTTATCATTTCTGTTCTCCTTATTCACATTCTTACAAGTTGGACATGTAATGGATGTGTCTTTTGGATTTACCCACAGAATTTGAATTCCAACCATCTTCGCTTTATATTCAATGTCGGTCTGAAGTTGGTAGTATGCCCACGATTTTAAAAAATAATCATTCTTGTTCGTGGTTATACCGGTTAAATCCTCCATCTTAATAATGCCCACATTATATTGTTGCGCAATATTAATAACCTCCCTACTGATGTTGTGATTCATAAGAGTAGCCCAATTGGATTCCTTTTCCCTTAGTTTTTCCATCCCCAACATCTTTCTCTTTCTTCCGTGTCCACCCTTGGCAAACTTCATGGATTGTTGAAGTGCTCTACGTTGTTTGTAGAACCTCATCCTTTCAGATTGAATCTTCTCACCCAATTGAATTTGTGATGGTTGACGTTTCTCCCCATCAATATAAATTGATACCGGTCGGTTAATACCCAAATCAATTCCCATTACCTTATTGGGGTCCATATTATTGGATACATTTACAGGAATATCACAGGTCAACAACAAGTACAAATCGTTATCGTCAATCTGAATGGAACTCCCGTTCATCTTATAAGTCCCATCCAAAATCCTATTTACAATGACACGATTGTTACTGGGGTCCCTACCATAATGTAATCTGAATTTAATTTCCTTATGAATACTTTTTTCCGATGATGATAAAGGAAAGTTAAACATATGTTCATCATCATCATCAACAAATAATACACATTCACCCGCCTTTACACCACTGAACGGAATGGATATGGATGTCTTCCTAAATGATGGTACCGACATCTTGCTGTTCATGATGTCGTGAAAGTTTTCCTTAATGGTTTTGAATATCTTCTGATTGAAGTTTGTTCTAATATCTGAAGCAATATATGGAAACTTGGTTAACATTTGATAACCACTGTTCTGAACTGATGTACCAATCTGTTCTTGAAAAATCTTGATTGCATCACCCTTGGATATGTTCATGGATGATTTTAATCTATCCAATTCATATTGATTACAAACGTGAAGACGAATAACTTCATTACCCACCTGAGTTAAATCGGATGCAATCCTTTTAACATAGTTGTACGATGCGGTTTTGTCCTTGCTGGTTTCACCAACCGCAATCAATTTGATTTTTCTTGTGATTATTGGCATGTCATGTTCGGGTTTATGTTCATTGTCATATTAAAAACTTCAAGTGGTAACCAAATTTTCCTTTGGATGACTGGACTAAAGTTGTATATACCTTTCAAACAAGTGGTATCTACAACGTGGTTAACACAACACCCAAGAGTCTACATGTTGTATATACCTTTCCGTTTTTGTAGTATCGGTACTAATACGACTAGTTGTATATACCTTTCAAATAAGAGGTATCTACAACCAGTAACCTTAGCGTTACAGTGCGTCCTCCACATCAACATAAAGAACAAATGTTGTATACACCTTTCAAATAAGTGGTATCTACAACAGATTTAGTGGCCACAAGTGACGTTGTATACACCTTTCAAATAAGTGGTATCTACAACTTATTGGAATGGCCGTTGAATCATTCTCTGTTGTATACACCTTTCAAATAAGAGGTATCCACAACTATACCGTAATTATGGAATTGGGTTATTGCGTTGTATACACCTTTCAAATAAGAGGTATTTACAACGCTCTCAATTTGATAAGGACCCGGTTCATCGGTTGTATGTACCTTTCAAATAAGAGGTATCCACAACACATAACCTCACAATCAAAGAGGATTAACGTTGTATATACCTTTCAAATAAGAGGTATCCACAACCTGGATTCCAGTCATTAGGTGGAATTTCAGTTGTATACACCTTTCAAATAAGAGGTATCTACAACTTGATTTAACATCAAGTTCTGTTGGTCATAGTTGTATACACCTTTCAAATAAGAGGTATTTACAACTCTTCAGGGAGGTGCAAACAGTTCAAACCAGTTGTATACACCTTTCAAATAAGAGGTATTTACAACATGGTTAACCCATCTTATTACGAATCAACATATTGTGAATGATTCCCTTATTTAAAAATAAAAGGTATTTAGTGAGTGAGAAGTTAATCTCCAGATAAATTCCACCCTGTTTATTCAGGATTCACTATGGGGTGTACAACCACCCCCACCAAAGTTTTACCTCTGATGAAATAATATATTGAAGTTTCCAATATTTCAAAGAACAATTACAATACAAATGTAATGTATTTTTTGAGATTTCCAAAAAAATATTTATATTTTTTAAAATTTGTTTAAGTTAATGGTGTTCGATATTAACGTTTTGTATTTTGTGGTTGACCAACCGTGAGACCTATCTAAATAATGTATGGGGATTGGTAGGTTATCACCAGTGTACGATTTGTTTTTATAATCATCACCCAAGAACCTAACATGAAAATTTCTATTCTTTAAAATCTCATATAGATTTATTTCAAAACTATATGGAATCACCTCATCAACTTGTCTTAATGATTCCAGTATTTGGGTCCTTTCATCTAAGGATAACACCGGTTTTAGTTTCTCGGGTCTTTCAATAGACGGGTCCTCGTGTAAACATACAACCAAATAGTCACAATGTTTTTTACATTCGTTGAACATATGAATATACCCCGGATGGATAATGTCAAAATTTCCCGCTATCACCCCAACTGTGACCATACTTTAATATTTGTTCAGTGAATTGTTTACTCTTTCCATATACTGTTTGTACTCTGAACTTTTATACTCAAGTTTCTTTTGAGCTGGTGTCACCAAATTATGTAACCTAAGTATGGTTAATCTTGATGGTCGGATTTTCGGGGATTGACCGACAATAGTTATATGTGAGAAAATAGTGTGATTCCATTTATTACGATAAATGGCATTAAAACATTACGGTTATTTTTTTTTAACTCAAACCTTGTTTTGTATTTTAACGCCTCTTCCCTACATTTTTCGTATGTATAAACTATTTGTCCCATACTGTGTTATTTTTTTTCCATTAAAATGAACCTCGGGCGCCGGAACCGGGAATTTTTTTCATTATGAAGACATTTATAAAATAAATTTTTCCTCCTCACTGGTTGTTTTATTTTCTTCCACTTTTGTTGGAGTTGGAGAATCAAAACAACGACCCAAAAATTTGACAAGATTAGCTCTTGGTCCCGACTCATCTGAGGGTCTTAATGTTTCCTGTGGATTATTAAGTTCCCTTATGGTTAAACCTAAAAATAGTGAAAAAAGGATGGTAACGATTACAGATAATATGATAACTTCTATATTTTCCATTTAATTTTCAATATTGTTATAAGAATTAACAAATTTAATTTTATCTGAACAACTACGATTTAAGTGATTTTTCGTTATGTATTTTTTTTCTATCTTGTGCGCATATAACAATGGTATAAATATAAATCCCGCGAAAAGAAAAACAATAACGATAGTCAATATGATAATATCCAAATTTTCCATTTCATTTTCTTTTTGAATTGATGTAATTCAAAAGTCCAAGCATTGTTGGCGGCCAAAGACCAATAAAAATCGCTTTCATTTGGTCGCCCTGAAATAAGTAAAGGTACTCAGATACAAAAATACAAATCACGGATAAAACGACAATTCCGATTTCGAGGATAGATAATTTATTCATTTTTATGTTATTTAGTTAAGTTAATAATGTATCAAAATGGTCAATACCATATCAATAACATTTAAAATTAATAAAAAGTTTGATAAGAACCAAATTATATGATGATTTTTTTAAATAACCTCTCCAAAAATTTAGTTTTTAGGGTATTGTATAATGAGATTTGGTTAAACAAACACTGTTTTATATTGAAAATGATTCCCCACATCCACAGGTTCGACTAGCGTTGGGATTAATAAATTGAAAACCTTTTCCGTTTAACCCATCAGAAAATTCTAATTCGGTGCCACAAAGGTATAATAAAGATTTATTGTCCACCAAAATTTTTATTCCCTTATCTTCCGCTAATGTGTCGTTTATATTTTGTTCTGTATCAAATGATAGGTCATAAGATAAACCACTACATCCACCCCCTTTTACCGCAACCCTCACAAATGGTGTTACACATCCACTTTCTTCTATTAGTAAATTTAATTTCTTTGATGCAGATTCTGATACTGTAATCATCTAAAATTTATGATAAAATTGTTTTATTATTAATCAATTCTTTGAGACCTTGTTTTTTTCTGTAATCATCTATAGCCGCAACGATAGCGTCTTCAGCTAAAACTGAACAATGTATTTTGACTGGCGGTAGATTAAGTTCTTCAACTATATCCATATTATCAATAGTAAGTGCTTTATCTATTGATTTACCCTTTAACCATTCAGTTACTAATGATGATGAAGCAATTGCAGAACCACATCCAAATGTTTTAAATTTTGCTTCTTTTATAATACCCGTATCTTCGTCTACCTCAATTTGTAGACGCATTACATCACCACACTCAGGAGCTCCAACTAATCCCGTACCAACATTCGATTTGGATTTATCCAATGTTCCTACATTACGGGGATTGGTGTAGTGGTCAATTACTAAATCTGAGTATCCCATATTAATAAATATCTATTTTAGATATAGACTTTTCATATACTTAATTTTCCATATTTCTAATGTTAACGTGTAAGATTAAAAGAAATATTAAAGCGATAAAAGATGTAAAAACGGGTAACTCCGAAATGACTACCAACCCAGTACACAAATAATAAAAAAAGTCATTCCACTTTTTTTGAACCAAAGCACCCATGAGACAAATTCCGAATAAAATTAACAATACAATTTCCCAAGTACTCATGACCGATTTATTTTAATACAATTATAAGTGATTAATTTGAATATCCCAAAAAATATTTAGATAAACATTAATCTTCATTTGACATATAGTTAAGATATTCCTCAATAAAATTATCAACGATTCCCGATGACCTTTTGGTTTCAGGTGCTGGTTGATTGTTCAATCTCGATTCGTAGTAACGAATGATTTCTGATACACTTACACCAGATTTTACACAACCATCAAGTAGGTTAGTGTATCTGTTAGTTGTGTCTTTTAATGCTTGTTCTTGTGGTGTCATCTTATTCTGATTTAGTTTCAATATTGTTCTTCCAATCTTTCCAATTGTCAAAGTCCTTTAGTTTTTCGTATTGGTCATCTTCCATTTGTCTTGCTTGGTTGAGGATATCATCATAAATCCCACTATACCTTGTATCCAACTGAAGTTTTTTTATTAACCAATTGACTGGTGATAATTCGTTATTACTCATTTGTTGTTTTTAATCTGTTTATTACATCGGTCATTCTCGTTAACATTTCCATACCCACAGGAATGGACAAAAGAGAAACCAAAAATTGATTTATATAAGAATACATGGCAATCGCTTCACCTTGGGTTAGTTTTACATTTTCGTGAGTGAAGATGATTAATGCTAAGACCAAGAAGATTGTCTTTACCATATTCAAGGATGTCCAATTCTTTCCTTGTATGGTTGATGCTGAAATCCAAATCTTCCTTCTTCTTTTGAAAAAGGTATCGATTATACCTCGGTCATTCCCACCAAGTACATCCATTTTCTTTTCATGTTGGTTGTGACTAACTTTGGTAGATTGTGCAATCTTACCATAGAACTTCCATACAATAAAACAAATGAATGGGGCGCACAATAACACAATGAAACCAGTAATCACATGGGACATGAATATGAAAAACAAGGTTCCAATAATTGTCAGTATGGACATTATGTAATAATGAATATGGTGTTCCAAGAAGTCGACAATATTGTGAGCCAAATCGGTTCTACCTAATCGTGTTGATGCGTCAGAGTTTTCTGAATTATCTAAATAGTTAAACACAATATCATTATATATGGATGTGTAAATCTTGGTGTCGAATATCATTCTCTTGTATATTGTAAAATTTGATAGCGTCTCAATGAACAAAAACACACCAATCCAATAATACTCCTTATTCAATAAACCATCTATTGATTTACCCAAGACAAAGGGTTCAACCAAGAAAATGATTTGAGCAATAAAGATGTAGAAGTATATTAATAATAAAGACCTCTTGTATTTTTTTACTATTTTGTAAATCTCACGCATTAATCTTTTAACTTAAAGAGTTTGGTAAATAAAGTAGTGTTGGGTCTTTCTTTCGTTTGAAGATATAGAGCATATAGAAATCACCCTTATCTTCGAAGTTGAGTAATGACTTAATTAATTCTATATTATCTATCATTACAGAGACTGTACTTTTGTCATAATCTCTGTAACTTCTTCAGGTTCCAAATAACCTAGGACATCGTTGGTTATTGGTGTTTCGTAGGTGAGGTCACCATTTTTATCTAAGACCGCAAGTTCGTACAAACCATCTTTACCTCCGTAGGAAAATGTGTGAGAAACAACAGACACCCCGTATCCATTATCAAATTGTACACGAACTTTTTTACCCACCATATATGGCGCTCCATCGATTTGTTCGAATTCTAAATCTTTAAATGTTTTCATTTTTACTCGGTAATAATTGCTTCATCGTATTTGGTACCGTCTTCTCTTTGTTTGGTTACAATTCGAGCGTTTACCCTAACACCCGAGGAAAAAAAATCATACATCCATTTTGATTTTGGGATAGATTCCTCATTAACCGGTATTTCGGTGTATTCATCGTCGAGCATTAAAATATAACGAAAGAACCATCGGTCCTCAAATTTGTAAACTGTTCCTGCGCACATAGTGTGATTTTCTGTGTAACCTGATGCTTTATATATTCTCATATTCATTGTCTTCACCTATTAAGTATTATCAAACTAACAATAATCGCGATAATACTTACTAATGACCAAAAAGTCATTTTTTCACTGAATTCAATTTGTTCTTTTCTCTTTCCTTGGTTGTCCATTGTATGTAATTTTAGGTGTTTCAAGTTCCCAATATCCCACAACAAAATATTGATTACGACCAACGGGTGAAACTTCATACTTTTTTCCACTAGCGATGGATGCATTGGTTACAATACATTCCATTCGATTGTATAACACCCGTTGACCAATACTAAATGTGTTCATAGATATAAAAATATTAAAAATCCAAATCCAACCCCCGATAAGAAGTATACCAAGTTGTTTAACCAAAAAGGAAGTTTTTCCATGGTCGTTTTTTCTTCAAATATAAATAAATTTTCGTGAAATACAAAAAAATCACAAAAAACTAATTTTTAAATGTATTAAATAAATTTAATTTTTTTAAAGTGTATTTTACTACCCTTACAAATATTATCTTTGGAAACGCCCCATATATCTTTTTGAATCATGTGACATGCGTGTGGTCTACTCATTCTTTTGGAAAAATGAATAATTGCGTCATTGTTATTATTCCTGACAACCCAAGGACATTCTTTACAAGGTGAACTAGTTTTCTTCAAATTTAAAAATGTCTACCTGAGAGGATTTACCCCAGTTGTCCAAAAAATCAGAGGGTTCGATGGATTCACCCTTAAAAAATATTCTATCGATGTAATCCCAGTCCCCATCAGGAAAGTCGACAGAGCCATGACAGTAGGTGAAATCTTCAATGGTTGGAACCGTTTCAGATTCAATTTCATATTCCCAAATACCACCTTTGTTTTCATCAACACTCACATAGATGTTCTCGCCCCTTTCCATTGGGAATGCTCGATGTGAAATATAATCATCCCAATCCTCATTCACTGAAGAGATTGTCTGAATATCTTCAATACCAAAAGATAATACGTTGTTACCGTTTTCATCTTCAAGTTCAAAAGTCATTGTTTGGTTATCCAATGCTTTGTTTACGTGAAAGATGTCACCATCGTAAATGTCAATATCTAAACTTTCCAAGTCAAATCTAACTTCCCAAAGTTCATCGTACTTTTTTTCTTCTTTTAAAAGTTCAATTTTTTGGACTTGTTCGTCTGTAAGTTTCTTACCGATAAACTCGGCGCTCCACCCATAAGTTTTTAATATGTACTTCATTTTTACTCAATTAGTTTAACTGTCGGTATTAAAAAATCATCATAATGCTTATGAGATAAAATATCCCATGAAATTGGGTATCTTTCCTTGTATATTTCTTGTCTTTCTAAAAGTGACAGTGGTAAGGTACAATCCTCACCAAACATGTACCAAAGTTCATAATCATTAATCATACTTTGCGCAAATTCAGTTAGACTCTTGATTTTTACCTCTTTAAGGTATTCCTTATTTATACCTAAATTATCATACCACTCGATATATTCTTGGTATGCTTCTTTGACTTTTTTGTGTATCACCATACAAAAGTAATATTAAATCAGTAAATTTCTACCAATAAACCTTTTAGTCATTTCGACCCTGCTATTTCCGTTTTCTTTGTCAAAAACAATTGGATTAACAAATTCCCCTCCCCTACTTTTAAGTCGATAATAGACGTTAGTTTCATCATGTCTGTGAAACATGTTTTTTGTTAGATATTCTTTCAAATCTAAAAATTCTTTCTCACTACACCCATTGGAAACCATAACCATCAATATTCTATCACAGAATGCTATTGATACTAAATTCCATTTGTAATGAGGTTGTAGGTAATCGTATACCTGAAGGTTGGAATGTATCATAGGTCATTTTTTTCGGATGTTTTCATTAATTGCATACAATAATATGCAAATGATGAATAATAAAAGTACAATCATTTGTCAATATTATGAATAAATTTAACTATTTCAAAATTTTTTTTGAAATCACCAATAACCTATGTCTTTCTTGAAATATTCTTCGTTTTTTCTATTGAAAAATGACCTAACAAGTAGTTTAATCATACCAAAATACCCCATTTTTTTGAACCTACGGTCATCTTGACCGACATAATGTTCTGATATTCTAAACTTTTTTGGGTTGTATTTTCTACTTAGACCATAATCTTCACTGTGTGGGTAATCCTCACTAAACTTTCCCATTTCGAAGAATCTATCGGTTCTCGTTAGAAAAAACGTTCCGACCGCGAAAGGTGTAAAGTGACTGACTATTTGATTGACTATATTAAAACTAACAAATGCTAGTTTAGACCTCCAACCCGACGATACCGATTTAACTTTACAAGTCATCAAGTCCAATTTGTCCTCAACCATATCTTCAAGACAATCATGTATCGTTACATTGTTAAACAACCGGATATCCGCGTCTAAAAAAAGTATGTATTCTGTCCTGACTAAATCACTACCTAAATTTCTGGCAACACCAACCCTACCACCATTAATCATTTCTATATTCAATCTATCTGAATACATATGTGAAAGATTGTTTATGATTGCTCTAGTTCTATCGGTTGAATAGTTGTCGGATACGATTACACGCGTTCCCTCGATTAATACTTGATTGTATATTGAATCAATTGTTTTTTTTATATACCTCTCCTCATTGTAACATGGGATTACAATTGTGATTTTATCTTTTATTTTTTTAGGTCTATAGAGTGTCATATTTCTGAAGTTCAAATTTACCATTATGGTGTATTATATAAGTATTATTCTCAACCCAATCCCCACAATTCAAATATCTCACACCTTCAATAATTTTATCTTCAGGATTGTGTATGTGACCACAAATTACCGTGTCACATTCTCTTTTTTTTGCTTGTCTAACCAACTCTAATTCAAAACTTGTTATGAATTTTACGGCTTCTTTTACACTGTCTTTTAAAAATTTTGATAAAGACCTTTTGTGTCCAAATTTTTTGAGGGTTCTATCGACTGATATTGCAATATCATACCCAATTGAACCTAAAACACCTAACCATTTCAATTTTACAACACCATCGTATAAATCTCCGTGTGTTATAAAAACATTACCATACTTATACTCGTTACATATTTCAATATTACCAAAAGATAAATCATTATACTGTCTCAAAAATTCGTCGTGATTACCTGTGATATAGACTACATGACAACCTCGTTTAGAGTGTGATAATATTTTTCTAATAACATTTGTGTCAGATTGTTTCCATCTGAACTTTCTTTGTAACATCCAACCATCTATGATGTCACCCACTAAAAATAGATAATTCGGTTCGTAAGATTTTAACACCTCTAAAACCATTTCAGAATTACTACCTTTCGTACCAAGGTGAACATCTGAAATAAAAAGTGCATCTATTTTCATATCTATAATTATCTCTTTTAAAGATTCAACTCTATAATTTGACCTTTATTTCTTTTAAATAAAAATCTAATCAACCAAACAAACAAATGAACAATTGACATTTTCAAAATATACAAATACCTACTATTCATATCTGTAAGTACGAAAACCGTAATTAGAAATGTACCTTCGAAATGTTTTTTTAAAATAAAATATCGGTGATGACCATCTATAATATATTTTTTATTAGAAACATAAATGTAACTTTTATTATAATCAAAACCCTTCTCAAGTATTTCTTTTTCTATTTGTTTATATAATGGGTCAATAAGGTCTATGTTTTTTAAACTACTTTTAATTTCAGAAAGATGTAGTGTTGAGATTTGAATTTTATGGCACCACCATTTATTACAGAAGTATTCATCTTTATGTTTTTTTAAAAACTCGGACACATATCTTTTGTCCACTAATAATTTAATTTTTTCCAAAAATGTCATCGTTAATCTAAATTAGATTTACGTTTTAACATTTCCTTGTAAACTTGCATAGATATATCAGCCCTCACAGACTCTCTTTTACTTTCATGTGGATTTAAAGTCAAAATTCTTCTCGAAACCTCGTCTTGCCATTGTTGAAAGAAACCCTCACTGAACGCCAACCAACCATAATATTCGTGTACTTCTGCATTAGTCATTTCATATTTTTTTAAAATTTTAAAGCAACAATGTACCTCAAACAAAAAGATGAAGTAACAGCAAACCAATAAAATATTGATTTTATTTTAAACGCTGTCCGATTATGTTCCCCGTTTATTGTTATTTCGGTTGTTAAGAAGTACATAACAATTAAAAATAGTACACCAAATGTTAATAATAATATTTTCATATGTAAAATATAAATATTTATCTTTATAATTCAAAATTATGATACGAATATCTCAAATAATACTTCAGAATCTTCAGGGTGAATATTTGGTTTACCTAAGAGATAATAATCCCGAAATACCCTTTCCTAACCATTGGGATTTAATTGGTGGTCATGTGGAGAAAAGGGAGACACCATTAGAAGCTTTGAAAAGGGAGATGATAGAGGAAATTGAATTTGATTCAAATAATCTGAGAAACTTTTCTTTTTGGAAGAAGTATGTTTGTATAGAAGGTGACGTGACACCTAATATGAAATACATATTTCAAGGTGTAATAAACAAACCAATTAATGAAATCCCATTAAATGAAGGTCAATACCTTAGATTTGTAAACCAAGAAGAATTAATTGAATTGAATTTCGCAAATGTAATGGGTAAAATAATAAGAGATTTTATTAGAGAAAAGTCTTCTTAGTATTTTAAAATTGTAAAATGATTTTCGTATTCTTTTCTTGGAATAAGATACATGTGTGACCTTTTTTCCTCGGGTATTGCCGTATTTGTACCAGCATAAACTTCGTCACCACCAATCTTAATATTGAAGTTATTTTGAGATAATAACTTCTTTAATTTTTCGGTTCTCACGACCCAAATCTCTTTGATATTCATAAACACTATCACCCACAAATCAGATTTGGTTACCATGATTCCACTGTCTTTACCGTGCATCCTAAATTCGATACAAATGTTTCCTGTGTCTATTCCGGGAAAGTATGCACCATTTGGTAACCATCTACCAGGTTGTACCCACTTATCTTCAGTCTTAACCTCAGCAACCACGTGAGTTTTGGTTGGGAAATTGAATATTAAATCAAACTCTTTTAAATCACCATTTTCCTTTTCACTCTTCCCAACACAAATGGCGTTATATTCTTTTTCAAATACTTCAATAACGACTTGCTCATTGGTTTGACCAATTTTTATATCCTCATAAAAATTCAGATTCCCCATCTTTGTTGGTTAAATACATTTTTTCATAGTGTTCCCACCACAAAATATCTTCCTGTTCTGTTGTTAATTTATTTTCCACAGGGACAATGTCCTGCGTGTGTGATTCCTGAACCATGGGGGATATCAATTATTAGGTATGTATGTCCTTTATGTTTCCATTCAAAAACTCTGAACTCACTTTGATTAGTTAATTTAATATTTTGGGGGGTTGTTGGATTCATTCAAAACTTGTTTTGTATTAGGTTGAGAGTATGAACTAACCAATACAAGAAATAAAATAAGACTACTTAACTTCATCGAGTTGGATTTCAATCTCTTGTTGACCTTCTTTTTTAACCTGACTACCATCCTCCATTCTATAATATTTGAACAACACATATTTGTCACCTTCGGTTGTTTTAAAATGTGTATGTTTAGTGTACGGATTTGGTTTAAAGTCGTGATATAAATTTTTCCAAATTACACCATCTCCTTTAATGGGTTTTACACTTCTATCAATAGATTGGAAAGTTAAATGACCCCCCTCAGTGATGTTATTTAATGATATTTGAACGCTCCATATCCTCATGCCCATGTTTGTAAATAATTTATCCTCCAATATTTGATTGGGCAGTAGGAAATCGTATTTTTCTTTGTAGTCAAATTCAGGTCTTATTTTTTGAATAAAAATATCTTCACCAAAAGAGTCTAAAAGTCCCACCACAGAATTAATTCTCTCATTTACTTTTTTGTAAAGTTTTGACTTCTTATCTAATTTATGAATCAAAGGTGATTGTACGTCTTTAGATTTTTTCTGTGAATTTAATTTTTTATCCGTGATGATTATCAAATCATCACATTCGGACAACGTTAATAATTCAGGATAATGATATATTTCAACGAAATTGTTTTCAATTCTATAAGCTTTTGGGTCATCACAAATAGATTTATTAAATGGGTATAATTCAATTTCGTAAGATTGGTTGAGATTTTCCTGTGAATATTGTCTTTGCCAAATTAGAGCATTCGTCGGTTCGATTTCTAATTCTTTTTTTATTAAATTATAATCGAATCCGTTATTCAATAATACATTAAATATGGATTCTTTATCGTATCCCTTAACAATGTTCGACCAAATCCATAGTTTCCACTCGGGAGTAAAAGTTCTATTAATCATATTTTTATTTTTTTATTTGTCTTTCTATAACCTCAATAGTGTCACCTTTTTCGTAGCACCTATGTGAAGTTATTTTTATTTTAGGTTCTCTTAAATATAATTTCCAATACGGTGTTGTTTGCATAGTATTGTCTTGACTAACGCCATGGTATTCCACAGAATCAATGACGCATTTTACTTTTTTGTCGATGTAAGTAGTTTTGTATTTACAAGACATAAAAACCAAACTAAGTGTTAATATTAATGTAAGTTTTTTCATGTTCTAAATATAAAATTTTATAGTAAAAAAATAAATTAAATTTCACAAAAACAATTATTTTTAGATAACGCAATTAATTTAATATGCTTCAAACATTCATTATCCGCCCTAACCAAAGCACCATACAAATCATTGTTTACTACGCACTGAACAAAACCACCACCAACAGGTCCAATGCTATCTCTCGTTCTCATAATTGAAACTATAATGTTAATGATGTGTTCACTAACATTTTCTTGTTCGTATTTTTTAACGAACTCTCTTGCTGCATTATATAATTTATCGTCTAACATTGATAAAATTAATTGTCAAACCAAAAGACAACCCTGAATCCATTCTCTTTAACTGTGTATCTCTTTTCGTCGTCGTTTGTTATCCAAAACTCTTCTTTAAATCTGTTGTCCATACGCTCAACAAAACCTTTCAAGTTCTCAACTATTTCTTCATTGTCGGAATTGTTATATAGATAATCCTTCAGTTCTTTTAGTGTGTAGTAAGAAGGGGTATGGATTTCTCGGTGTATATCGTATTGTTTTTTAGTGACTGAACTCACATCCTCAGGTAATCCTCTTGGACTGTCAATTGAGTCCATGGAACCCCTAATCTCAGCAAGAATTGAAAACAAATCGTAATTCCTACCCCAATAAAAAGAAACTTGGTCGTACTCAGGTTCGTTTTCAAAAATGCCGAAATTTGGATTTACTTGCCAATGGTCAACGTTGACCCACTTGTTCTCACCATTTACTGAGGTGTATTTTTCTAAATAAACATGAATATCGCATCCCATGTTTCAAATATAGTTAAAATATTTCAAATTGTCAAATCAGTATTGTGATATTTTACCTAATTTGGTTACTTTGTTACCCCTAAAATCAGAATGTTCTTTTATTATTCCATAAAAAGAAACTTTTGAATTTATTGCAACTCTGTTTTGTAAGTTATTTGTAAGATATTCATCACTAATGTTACCAAACTTACAAAACATGTTACCATTTTTATCAACCAAATCGTACACAGTGGTTTCCCCATACATACCATTTATTGTTCTTACGTCAATTACGGTTAATTCAAAATACATTTTCATACCTGGACTACCAACGTGTTTACTAATTTTCAATTTTGATTCATTTATGTCTCTTGTTTTGTGAGTGGTGAAAGCGTCAAAGTCGTTAATGAATCCTAAAGTAGTTTTCGCTCTTGTGTATGCAACATATTCTAAATTCCTTTCTTGTTCTACTTGCCAAGGTAATGTTGCGAACTTTGACGGAATAAGTTCGGGGTGAATAATAAAAACCCTTTCAGCTTCCAAACCCTTAGATTTGTGAATTGTACTTAAACAAATCCCGTTTTTTTTATCGTCAGCAAAAATCTTTTGTATTTTTTCTATTACCACATTTGGGTCCTCTATATTATTACTCAACGCTTCGATAACTTGAATTTTTTCAGAAAAGATAACAACTTGGCTGTCTTCAGATGCCTCACTTTTTTTCATTGTTTGTGAAGACATTATCTTTTCAATCATTTTTTCCTTCTGTTTAAGTAAAGAACACAAAACGTTTTCCATAGTAAACTCTTGGGTTTTATTTCGAGAAGACTCAATCAATGTGATGAGTGATTTTCCAATATCTGAACCTATGATATAGGATTTCTTTTCTTCACTTAAAAGTTTTATACAGAGAGACACAATTGGAAAAGTGTTTCTACATAAAACCATGTCACCGTCTTGTAGGTCTTTATAAGAAAATGTTTCTAAAACTTTTCCCTTTTTATTTTTTGGGTGGGCGATTATTGCTGGATTTAAGTGACGTACTAAATTCAAAATTTGTGGTGCACACCTATAGGTGTAAGATAAGGGTAATTCAAGTGTGTTCGGAATACTTTTCAATTTCTCATATGATTCATGGTCAGCGCCTGCAAATGCATATATTGCTTGTTTGGGGTCACCAACCGCAATGAATCTACCTGTATTTGGTTTTAATGCTTTTTGCATCAACATTCGTTGACAAGAATTCAAATCTTGACACTCATCAATGAAAACAAAATCATATGTTTCGGTTGGTAGATTTAAAATGTTAGGTAAATAAATTTGGTCTGTGTGGTCAACCTCACTCTTGTAGAAAATACCCAATTTAGAAAGATACCATGCACATGTCGATTCTCCGTCCTGATTACTAATTGAGTGAATCTCGGATAAACGATTTATTTCACCAACACCTATCGGTTTAATATCAAAATTAACAAGATGCAATCTAGATAAATTACAAAGGTTGACAATGTCGGTGACAAATTTAGAATAATCAATTTCATTACTTTTAAAGTACTCAGATAATTGATTACAATAATTTAAATGCTCTTCATCAAACTTATATTTATCTATTGAGTTTTCTTTTTTACCACTTAGAAAATCAATCACATTCCAAACAATACTTCTGTATTTTAAAGGGTCGAGATTTGAATCGAAATTTTTTCTAATAGTGCCGTATCCAAACTTATGTAAAGTTTTTAAATGTATGTTACTTTTTTTGGGTACTCTCTCTATTAGTTCATCAACAATACTTTTATTAAATGCAAGAAATAATACAGAATATTCAAATGGTATTAAATCTAATGATTTTAATAATGTAGTTGTTTTACCACTACCAGCAACAGCCGATACAACTAAGTTTCGATTGTCTTTTAGTACAAAATCAAAAATATCTTTTTGAAATGTACTTGGAGTAAAATTTATCATTTTTATTTTTCAATGAACATGTTGGTATTAGAAATAGGTACTCTAAGAACGGGTATATTTTTTTCTCCGCCGTCAATTTTTTTCATAACCTCATAGTAACCACTTTCTACAATTCTGACGGTTGGAACCTGAGTTACTAAATCTAATAATTTAGAGGATTGTTTTTCACCTTCGTAAAGTTTGACTTCTTTTGTTGTTGTGTTGAAAAGTAATGTTTGCATATTTTTGTGTTTAACATCTAAATAATATTTAATATTTTTGATATTTCCAAATAAATGCAAAAAAAATTCCCGTTTATGGGAACTTCTAATATGGTTTTTGAAAAATAATTGTAACTTGTTTTACATTCATATTTAAAATTTTTCTTTTAAATTTTCTGTATTAATTATTTCTTTTAATAAATTTATATATCTATCACCAGCTTCGGCATAAGTACTTGATAAATACAAATAGTATTCGTTTTCTGAGTTAATTTGTCCAAGATAACGACACTGATAAAACGCGTAATCATATACAGACTGATACCAATTATCATAATACGCATGACCATTTTGTGTTCCCTTAGCGGTGTTGATTCTAACAGTCGCCTGTTTCATTCCAAAGAGATTATTATTTTCTTTAAACACCTGACTCTTATAATGACCCGTTTCTGCAATTGCTTGTGCCATCACTATATATGGAAACTTAACATTTAGTCGTTTTAATTCAGAGACAAATTTATCTTCTGAAAACTTGTTTTTTTCTTTCTCCAATGAAACAACAATCAATTCTTTTTCATAGTCATCCAAATTTTTAAATCTTATAAACCTCCCAAAAATAAATGAAGAAATAACTAAAACGATTACTACCGATAATGTAATCTTTACTTTTTTCCAATCTTTCCTCCAAAGGAGATGGGTTTTATCATATTTGTAAAACATAATTTTTGTGCTTTAGTGTTAGACAACTATTGTTCCAAAATTTAAATTTTGGTGAAATGGTCTACGACCATTCTCGCGCTTGAGTAGTTTGTGGATAATGCAACTTCATGTACATCACATACTCTCATTAACATTTGAACATCAGGTTCATGTGGATGTTTATCCAATGGGTCCCTGAAAAATATTACTGCATCAATTTCTTTTCTCGAAACCATGGCGGCTATTTGGGCGTCTCCACCCATTGGACCAGAATTTACTTGTTCAACTTTTGTAACGCCGGCAAACATAATTCTTTTACCCGTGGTTCCAGTGGCAACAATCTCCACATCTTTTCGATTAAAGAAATCTAATCGTTTCATAACAAAAGCAACCATGTCTGCTTTCTTACCGTCGTGAGCTATCAGCGCTATTTTCATATTTAAAAAATGAATAGTTTACCCCCTACCATAAACTGTGGTTTGTTGGTTTGGTAAAAAGTTAAAGTTATATAAAAAGGATATGATACTCTCAAATTTGCTGCGGTTTTTAACAAAATTTGATTGTTACCATTGGTTGAGTAACCGACACCCCCTGTTAAGATTAACCACCTAAAATCTTTATTGGTGTATACATAATTTAATCCAACATAAATCTCTTCGGGTTTACCATTTATGGTAAGTGTGTGTGGATTAAAGAGATTTAATTCGGCCATAATTTTACTATATCCGACACCAATACTCGCATTGGTTTTTTCCGCAGAAAACTCATAACCTACGGAATAATAAGAATGGTTACCTCTTGGTCCATATGATAATGCGTAATTGAATACTCTCTCAGGTAGTCTAAGTCCCTGAGCCCATGTGTTACCGACCATCGATACACATAATATCATTAATAATTTTTTCATTTTTTTATGATTTACAAACAAATATACAACTAGTATTTGAGATATACAAATTTTTTTTAAAAAAAAGAGGGACCGAAGTCCCTCTTTACAATTTTAGATTTGATTATGATTAAATTCTCCTCATTGCTGCGTTTTCATTGTCATAACTTCCTCGTAGGACTTCTCTCGGTTCTCCCGACATCATTCCACTTTCCTCATATGACCTTTCTTCCATGGGAGATTCATTACCACTTTCAATCGCCCATTCTCTCTCTTCTCTAATATCAACATTTCTATAATCCATAGGCGCCGCTTCACTCATCACAGCTTCATCCGTTGGGGCTTCCATATCCGTTGGTTCTTCCCGTACCCCCATTTTTTTGAGACCCTCATTCAATAACATATCCTCTTTGATTCTATCTTCTTCAGACAACAAGGAATTGTTGGTTACCGGATTCTCACTAACTTCTTTTTTGAGTACATCCAAAATGAAATCAGGTAATCCACTTTCCATAGAATCAATTCTTGAATCCACTTGATTCCAAAAAGAATATTCTGGTTCACCATCTAAAGATTTGAACGCTCCGACCTTCAATCCTGTAAACTTGTTAATAAAATATACAAGAATACCTCTTTTAGAGTATCTCAAGAAATAATCAGGATTATTCTCTGATGACGTACACCATTTAGTTGATGAACCGTATTTTTTAGACGCATGGAATGTTAGAGGTCTCAATACAATCCACTCATCAGAGGTATAAAGAGTTTTAATTTGTTTCTCCAAGTCTTTTTCAAAAGCTTTAATTTCTGCAACACTTGTTGCCCCCATCACGTCCTCAAAACTTTTATATCTCGTCAAATCATTATTGTGAATTAAACCTCTTTCATTGTAATCACAAAATTTTTGAAAGGTTTTCAAGTCAGTGGAATTTAAGCTCGTTTCCACAAATCTAAAAGATACGAAAAGTTGAAACGGTGTTAACTCCGTTAATTTATCGGGGTTAATTCCAAACTCCGCCTCTAAATTTTCTTTTAACTGATTAATGTAAGCATCCAAATGATTAGTATTCTTTATAAGTTGAAGTAAAAATTCAATGTACTTAGTTTTACCTTCAGGACAAAATATTTTAAAGACATCAACCATACTTATGTTGTTGTCGGGGTGTTGTTTTAATTCTTTTATTTTAGACATATTGATTTAATTTACATTTGTTGATTAATAAAATTTACGTAACATTTGAACTACATCCCAAGCGTCCTCAATAGCGGTGTGTGTAACTTCTCCATCGATACCGGCACGTTCTTTACATTTCTTAAGACTTGGAATTGATTCATCCTCATCCCATTTACAATACAAAACGGAAGGGTCAATAATTCTTTGTCTGATTTTTATTAGTTTTCTCCACCATGGAAGTTCGTCTAAAAATAGTTTATCAAAAGTTCCAAAATTTTTACCAGCGACATTAATGGTCAAAGATGGTGTATGATTGTTAAATGCGGGTATCATTGTTCCATTAACATTTCTAAACGAACCCCAAGATGTTGTTTTAGGGTAATTCTTTTGAAACCATGAATTTGGATAAACTCCATTTAAGAATAAAAAATCATAGAATTTTTGTGAGAGTTCACTCTCTTCTAAAAATACATAATCACTATGGTGTTCTAAGTTTGCTCTATCCTCGTCGTTACCCTCCTTATATTCACCAATTAAGGATATGATTTCTTTGTTCATAGAAATCGCTCTCGGTGAACCTGTAATTTGATTTTGAAGTACGATAGCATTAAACTTTGGCAATTGCTCATATGGTAATTTATTGGTGGTGTCCTCGATAATGGCACCAAAAGATAACACACTGTGGTTTAACGGTTCGAGACCCGAAGTTTCAATATCTATTGATACGTATATCATCTGTCAATAGTTTTTACAAGTACAACAATCATAATGACTATAAAAATAAGAGCAAATCCACCCCATAAAGGTGCGGTTACCCACCACCACGACCAATCAATAACACCAGTCAGTTTTAGTGTCATAAAAATTAAAAACATCAGACCGAAGAATCCAATTCCTCCTGATGATGAACCATTTTCTGCCATTAGTGTAAATTATATTTTTCTTTTAGTGTTTTGATTGTTTCTTCGGCAGATGTGTGAAGGATACCCTCGCCACCGTTTTCGTTCCAACCGTTTATGGTGTCTTTTCTGTCATCGATTAATATCGTGTACGGCCCCGCAAAATCTTTTTTGTGTTTAGCACTTCTCAATATTAAAGGTACACCAGGTAATTCCCTACTTACCCAATCCATTTTTCCTATGCGAGATTCAACTTGCCTTGACGGAGCGGATAATAGAGTTGGGTTGTATTTTGAAATGTGTCCCCAAAGGATGTGTCCATCGGGTTCAATCCATTTAAGGTTGACCCAAAAATCATAACCGGCGTTTTCTATCGGTTCCCAAAATTTTGAATCATTCAGATTTTCGTATTTACTCAAATCAATACCCGTTAGGTCTTTATAACCTTGGTTGAAATCAATTAACACACCATCTAAATCACAAAAAATACGATATTTTATCATTAGAAATTCTATCTATGACAAGTATAAGAATAAATTTTTTAAATAAAAAATTTTGATTTAATTTTCTATTCTAATGTGAAAATCTATGAAAAATTCAGGATAACTCTCAATGTAACCCTCTAAAGTTTCTTCGTCAAAATGAATGTTTTCAGCATTCCAATACCAATATAAATTTGGGTCCGCTTTAAAACCATAATAGTCATGATTCTCGAATTGCGTTTGAGTAATTTCAAATGCAGATTGGTGTTGTCCAACAATAATAAACCCTGATGAAATGTCTTTTATTATGTTATCCTCACCGTAAGGTATAAATCTGTTATTTATCCAATTAAGTCTCTCAATTAATTTTTGATAAAACATATTTGCTGCCCCCCATCTTACCGAAGAGAAAAAAATAACACAATCTGATTCAAAAAGAGATTTACTAACCATCCATAATTCATCATCGGGGTTATTAATTGATGCCCAACACCTATGAAACCCACTCGGATTTTTAAAAGAATCTTTTAGTAAAGCATCTTTTACACCACAAACATTTCCTTCCATTCTAGAAACGTTACCCTCACATGGATAAATTTTTAGTTTGGTAACATCTATTAAAGTAGAACTAGGTAAATTCTTATGAATTAGTTTTGCAATTATACTAGATTTTGGAATCTGCGTTTTTGAAACTTCTTCACCTCTGTTTGAACAAGTAAGTAAAAGAACTTTGTTGAAGTTATTTAATGTACCTATAGTTTCTTTTAACGTGTTGAAATCTCCCTGTCTCATATTCTATATAAATATAGAAAAAGTTAAAATATTACTCAGAACACCACTCCCTACCATTCCAAATTTCAAGATTTGGTAACTTTTGTTTATACGAAAAAGTATCTTTGTAAGTTTCGTAAACGTACAAATAGTTTTTGTTTTGTTTTTTTGTAATATCAGAAAGTATATAAAACAAGTTGGTGCCCAATGATAACTTATCGTAATCGTGTTTGTAAGATAAATTCAGGAAAAGGTTAGAGTCTTCATTTTCAACATACTTAGCAACACCAACTATATTATTATCGTGGTGTATAATTAACATTTTAGGATTAAAAAATTTTGAGCAATTATGGTAAATATCCATTATATCGTACCCCATAACTTTGTAATAATCCTCAAAAAACTTGTCAATCATATGATTGTCATTTTCATTTGAAAATGAAACGTCTAATTTTTTTATTATATACCTTCTTTTCTTTGATATCGTGAAATGATTCAGATTTATCCTACAACTTCGAGATTGGTACCATATACCCATTTCTTCCATCGAAGGTAGCCACCCTTGATTTAATAAATCATCGTTTGATTCGTTTTCAGGCGTACAATAAACTTCACAAAAAACTCTCTCGTTAAAGAAAAAACCATTTTCATGTTTATACTGTACCCTCATTATCAGGTTTGTTGTATTCGTCCGACCTTAACTTGTTACTTTCACCCATTTCTAAATCTGTATGGTCGTAGTTCATAATGTCAGTATCCGGTGTAACCCACCTCATATTTCTCTCTGCCGTCCACAGAGTTGTGTTATATTTTCTATGGATAACCAACTCTTCTTTAACGGTAAAAGATGGGTCGTGAATGAGTAACCTATTATTTGGTTGAATTGCAAAGTTTCCATTATCCATTGCAATAAAGTGACCGCACTTGTGTTGTGATGGAAACTCACTGAGACCAAAATCGGTATCACTCATGTCTGATGACGAACCCCAATCTAATGTAAATAGATACCTACCACTGTATTGAATTCTTCTTCGTGATGTGAATTTACAAGTTTTATTTTTTAACATTGGGAATGATATTGCACCCACATGGTAAGAGAAAGAATCCCACAATACCAGTTCGTCAAGTTCTTGTTCTGGCGCATCTTCTTTCCAACAGAAAGCGTGGATTGGCATTCTCCACCACAAAGCACCGTCCTCCATTATAAAATGAAATAAGGGTGCTTGTGCAGGAATTGAGGACATCCCAAAAATATAACAAGGAAATTTTTTTTCATGTGAATCTTCTTGATTTCTGAGGAAATTACCACGTATAAAAGCTTCCACTACTGGAATTGGTGTATTTAAATAGGACATATAATTTTTTTTAAAAAGATAAGAAAATTTTTAGTAAAAAACAAATCGTATCGTTAAAATTAATAATCCTCGTCGCCTTCTAAGTAATCGTTTTCATAATCTTCATAAAACTCGTCATCACTTTCCTCTTCAGTCAGTTCATCTTCTGACATGTCTATTTCTATCTCATCGTACAAATAATCATAAACTAAATCTTCAGTAACCCATTCTAATAATTCTTCGGATTCGTTATTAGGTTCGAATGATTTTATATCGATTTCATAGTTTGAATTAAAATATGTCTCATCGTCTTCTAAATTCTCAGAATCAACTATTTCATATGTGACAAACAAATCAATTTCATCATCGGTCCGTGAATTGTAGACCGTGATTACTTTTGTGATTAGACCCCTTTTCTTTACCATAACTTATTTTTAAATATTTATTATTATATGTTTAAGTACATATCTGAAATATTACTAAAATTCACACAAAGACAAAGAATTGTTGCTCTGTCTATTTTGTTATTTTCAACTATAATTATCTCGGTTGGACCCAAAATCACCGAATCCATAACATATAATGACAAAGAATTAAAAATCAGAATTGAATCTCAAAATAGTCAGATTGTACAACTAAATAATAGAATTAATGAATTAAACAATCAGGTAATAGAAAATCAAAGAGAGTGTACCAATGAAATGGTTAAAAGGGAAAATGAGATATTAAGCATGATAAGTGACATTGAGAACTACACTAATAAAATGAAAAACGAGACAAGAGTAGTGAACTTAATGTCTCGTAAAACTTATAATATTAATGATGAAGATAGTTCTGTCAGAGTTATGGTGATGATTCCCGAATCATCTAATACCACTACAATTATTAATAATAAAAGAGATGAGAAATTAATTGGGATGATTAAGAATCTGAAGAAAAAAGTTAGTCATCAGTAGTTTACTTCGTCGCAATTATTTCACCAGTCTCAACATCTGTCACGTATATTTTTCCATCGTCACCCTTACCAATAGCCACAGTTCTTTTTAATTCTTGTTCATCATCGTAATCTTGTGCCCCCGGTAATTCTTCGGGTTGTTGTTTCATGGTGAAATCATCTATTTCTGCTTCACTTAACGTTCTTTTAACGATACCTTCTATGTCTTTGATTGATAATTTAACTACTTTTTTCATTTTTTTCTTTTATATATAAATATCGTATGTAAACAAAAAACCCCTCTTTCGAGGGGTTCTTTGTTTTAAATTGTTTTTTTAGTTTTTGTTTTAGTTTTTTTCTTGTTAACTTTTTTAGGATTATAATCAAGTTCTGTCTCGGGTGTTTTGTTTGGGTCAGGTGTGAATAATTCAAATGGTTTATCATTGAAATACATGAATCTCACATAAAATAGTACAAACATTATCGTACCCACCAAAAAAATTACCGAGATAATGTTGATTATTGTGTTGGCCACAGTTAATCCGGGAAAGATTAAAAATTGATAACTCATACCAATAAAGAAGAATACTAAAAAAGTAATCGTCGTTTTGGATTTGATGATGTTGGTAAAGATTTTACGAAACATAATATAAAATATAAATTTTTTTTTCTGTAATTTCAAATTTAACCCACAACATTTTGCATTTCATAGAAGTGGTGGTCTAATGAGCCCATCTCAGAACCAATTGCAACTTTCAACATTGGTTTTAGAATTTCGTGTTCGAAATCATATGGTCTGAACTCAGGACTTCCATCCATACCCACATCCATCCTACGTCCACCACTAATTTTGGCGTAATGAGGTAAGTGACAATGTCCATGTAAATGGATTCTACCCTTTCTCAGATTATTCCAAGAGGTTATAGGGTAGTGCATCATCTCATAGGTGTGACCCAAGTATTCCATTCTTAAGAAATCTTGAACCGAAGCAAACAGACTTTGACAGTTCTGTTTGTTCCTTTCAATATGGTGGTCATGGTTACCTAATACAAGGTGAATCTCTTGACAAACTATTCTGTTTCTGAATATTTCGATATTCTCAAATCCACCGAATGACCAATCACCCAAGTGAATTAAAATATCGTCTTGACCAACAACTGAATTTATGTTGTTTACAATTGCTGAGTTCATTTTTTCAATAGTTTCAAAATCCCTTGTTTGTTTCACAGGAATCGAACCATCAAGCATTCTCCAATTAGTTATACCTCTACAAATATTAGTGTGACCAAAGTGTGTGTCGGATGTAATCCAAACTTTTCTGTTCTCTTTTATTTTTAACATATTAACTAAAATCTGTTGACGTACTTAGCAACAACGACATTCCAACCACCAACGGTTGCCAGTTCAATCATGTCAGCCCCTTCAATGGGTTGAATCTGATTAATAATCCTAATTGACGCTAATTTTCTTTGGGTTTCCATAGCACAAATATAGCGAAAATTTTCAGATATTCAAAAAAATCTCAAAAAAAAAATCCCGATTTCTCGGGATTTAATTTGGTTTTAATTTATTTAACCACTTTTTGGACTATCCTGTTTATCAGTTTTTTCTTAACTGATTCGTTAACTTGATTTGGTGGATTTCCAATTTGGTATCTTTTAACGGTCGCAGCTTTTAATGTTTCTTTCGGGTCTAAGGTCATGACCTGTGATTTCAAGTCATCGATAGCTTGAATTAACGCATCAACAACTTCTTTGTTGTCCATAACTGTGTAATTATCGTTGAACTCAGTACCAGGTCTAAGTTGTGCGGTTGATGAAGATTGAATTAACTTATCATCTAAGAATCCACCCTTCAATCCACTTTCATCCTCAAGTTTTTTACCTAATTTAGTCACCATTCTGACATTCCATGTATAACTATTGTCACCCAATGGTTCACCAGTTATTTCAAAATCCATTCTAATAGTTACATCCAAGTTATCTTGTTCTAAACCATATGCATCCAACATGTATTTGTCAGTTTTACCCGAATATTGTTTTAACATTTTTTTATCGGCTCGCCAATTATTATAGTTTGTATTGTATTGACGTGCCATATAGAATGTTTTCATTTCTGGTGTTTCTTTACCCTGAACACGAGCAACAGCAGCCATTAAAAAGTCTTTTGCTGATTGATATGCGTTATTATTGTGAGTCTTGTATTCTATTTTTTGATTTGTAAACTTACCGTATTGGTTAACATTTGACCTGTCTCTCGCAATAACCGCCGGAATACTTCTCTTATTTAATTCCTGAGCGAAAGACTCATCCTCTAAATTACGAGCAATTACGTCAAAAAATCTTCTTTTAATTTTTTCGGATTCACTATAACTAGCCCCTGTTGGTTTGTAACCACCTTCTACATATTTTTCAATAGGTCTATGATATTTTCCTCTTTTACAAGCGGCTAATTGTGGCTCTAAATTGTGAAGTTCTTTGATTTTTTCTAAGAACTCTTGGTTTGCGTTTTTAAATTCCTCAAGTTCCTGACAATCCAATGGTACTACTAATATTTCCGCGCCTTCTTGTAAAGTGGGGTTAGCAATCCAATAATCGGGAATATCCGTATCATTATCTTCTTTAAAAAAAGGTTTGTATTTTACTAATTTACCTTTATCATCTCGAACCCCTTTTTGTTTGTACGCCATTTCCTCCACATCGGAGATGTACGATTCGGAAATAATACGTCTTAAATATTTTTCGGTTAATTTATCCATAGAAATAATTCTTTACATATAAATACAACCAAAAATGGAATTATTAATACTTATCAGACAATCTTCTGACTTTTTCACCCAACTCCATATTGTTTGGTGTACTCTTTATTAAACTGATGGGAACTAATATTGTTTCTGTTTCGTCTCGTTCATAACATTTCACACATAACTGTCCTAAACCTTCAACATATCCATTTCTCAAGTCAATGTGAGTATTAAACTCATATGGTGTTTCAACACCACACATTACACAGGTATCTTTTGCCATAACTTTTTGTTTTATGAAAAGATATGTAAAAAATATTAAATTATAAATAAAATTTACCCCACATCAGAACTAGAGGTCTTTGAACCCGCCAATCTATCCATAATTGGTTGTGCGGTTTTATTTGCTTGTTGAGCGATACTACCAAGTAATTTTTCATAACCCATGGAACTCGCATATCTGTTTCCGTTTTGATTTACGAAATTACTTATCAGGTCTTTCGCGGTTTTACCCTTACCTAAATAATTGCTAGCAACTAAATTATAGTATGTGTCAATACCACTTTGAACATCATTATGAGATACGTTTGAACCACTGTCGGTGTTACCAACATTGAAAGGGTTCTTAGTTCTAATAGGTCTACTGTCCATTTTACCGTTTCTAATACCACCTTCTAAAACTAATTGTGCTAATGCTAATTCGGGTGGTACGTATCTTTGATATTTCTCGTATGCACCCCTAGCACCTCTCGCCATCATTTCACCAGTAATTCCAAGTGGATTTGGTGAGTTACTATCGATAAATTTCTGACATATTTCAGAATATGCTTGATATCCTTCATTAGTCATTATATCTATATCTGTAAACTCAGGTCCACCACCGGTTGTGATTGAGTCGATATGTTTTTTAAGGTCTTCAGATGATACACCTCTACTTTTCAATTTATCGACCATGACTTTTACGTCATCAACCGTCATCACAGAACCAGTACCTTGTGCTAATGAACTCAATTCTGCGGTAGATGCTCCTGAATTATTTGATACGTGTAAGTGGTTGAAGTGGTTACCACCTGTATTTGTTTGCCATAAAACCGCCTTGTCGTTTCCACTCTCAGTATTCCAAACATAACCCAATTGAACTAAAGCATCTTTAAGTAAATTACCTTTATCTCTGAATGATGGACTACCATTCGTTGAATTTGTTGCCTTAGCAGAACCCTCACCGTCCAATATTGAAATATCAACCGCCGTTTGGGTCATATGTCTACTTTGGTTCCCTGACTTTGTTAGAAAACCGTGACCAGTTTTTGCGGTGGTTATTGTTGCGATAACACCAACCGAAGCTGCAGCTTTTTGTAGGTCATCTAACAACGCTTTATTAACTTCATCGTATTGTGTTCCGTCCTTATCAAATTTTACATTTGGATATGACGTGTCATCCAATTGAACCAACTCAACTTTTTCTTTAATCAATTCAAAGTCTTCAAGTATTGAAAGAAGAATTGACTCAGATATTGGTTGGGAATCTTTATCTAAATTATTGTCTTTTTTGAATTCGGATATTGCATTAGCGGTTTCGGGACCGTATTTACCATCTACCCCGTGTTTAGGTAGTTCGTAACCTAACAAAAGTAAACCTATTTGAACACTCTCAACATCTTTTTGATATTTGTAATTACCAGCTGTCTGTTGTGTTAATTCAGTTTTTATATTCTCCAATGTTGAGAAGAACTGTTTAACATCGTCAGATACTAAGTCCGCCTTTTTGGGGTCGTCTACTTTTTTTTCATCTTTTTTACCTAACCCAATTTTACTTAATAAATCATCGATAAAATTTTCATTTACCATTGATTTACCGTAGGTAATTTCATGGATTCGTTGTAATTCTTCTTGTAGTGTGGGTTTTTTCATTAAAACAATTCTATATTTAAATAAATATCCCTACGTTTAGAAACGGTGTAATTAAGTAAGGTAATTGATAATCTTTTGTTTTATACCAGATTGTTTAATACCTAAAGTAGATGATGGAGTTAATACAAAATTATCTAAGCCCCAATCTTTCCAGTCCTCTCCATTTTTACCCATATCCAAATCATCAACAGAAACCCAATGAGTAACTTCAGGGTGGTCGTGTAAAAATTGTTTAATCTCGATAACACGAGTCATCTCCAAATCCCATCTCGGTGACCAAACCCATACTTTATCATTATACCAATTACACTGGCCTAAATTAGGTGTGAGAGCGATTGGTTTTTTAGAGATACCTTTTGATTCGTAGTATTCACCCATTTCTTCGAGATTTGCCCATCTCTTCCAATCAGATGACGTTACAATTTCCGCACCTGTTTTTTCGATGATTTGGTTTAATACCTTAACTGCTTTTTGATTGAAATTATCAAATCGGTATTCTAGTGGCATTTCTAAAGTAGTCATAGATAATTTACGACCACCCCACTCTTTTTGTTTTTTAAATCGACCACCCCACTCTGAAGATAAACAAATTACACCATCGTGGTCTAAAAATATTACTTTCATTTTTAATAATTAATTACATGAACTTCCAACCCCTTTTCTTTTGCAATATCAATCATATGTTTTGTTCCTTTACTTTTACCGTCCCAAAATGCAATCAGTCCATCGGCATATTCTGACATTTGAATATTTCTTTTGTACCCCGCGGATTTACCATACTTGTTCCAATTTGCGGGAAAAACTGTTATTCTTATTCTATTTTCCAAAGCCCATTTTTCTCCCATACTGTCCGCCCCACGAGCGTCACCCGAGACAATCTCTTTTACTTTTTGTAGTAATAATAAATTGCAAGATTCTTTTAATAAATCATAGTTTGAAAAATCTCGTCCACCGGCTATAATAAATTTCATCCTATTTGTTCTTAATAAATTTTTTAAAAACCTTTATAAAATAAGGTGAATATTTTTTATATGGAGTTTCACTCCACTTATTGTGTTTACCGGTTGACATGTAAGCTTGAATTTCATCATCGATAATAATCTTGTCATCTAAATATCCACTTTTAACTAAAACTTTTTTAAAGCATTCATAATCTTTTTTATTTAAATCATCAATCAAATAGTCCATCTCAACTTTATATTCTGGATTAGTGTAATAAAAACCATGAGCAATTTCATGATTCATTATACTACTCTTTAGTTTGTCCACACCAATTAAGTACCATGAATGTTGTTCGCCCTTATTTTGAATTCTTGATTCTCTTTCACAATAATCGATAATATCACTCATGGTTTGGTCGTACTGACTTCTTGGAGAACCAAATGTTGTTCTTGCTCTTAATAAAATATTCGAGGGGATGTTGTATCCGGTCCAATCACTTGGATACGTAAAATGTGGTTTTTTATTTGTGTAAGTGTATAGTTTCATATACTCTTCAATTGTAAAATGGTTACCTCTAATTTGTGGATAAGGTGATTCGTAGAACTCTTGATATCTACAGAATAAACTTGACCTATCATATTGATTTTTTATTATGATTGCAAATATGAAAGGTTTAATTTCCCTGACTTCTCCCTTAACTAAAAAATTAGATATACGCATTTTAATATGTTTTTGTAAAAATAAATATTTTTTTATAAATTGTCACTATATTTGACCTGTGAATATTTTCTTTTTAGATAAAGATATCAAGAAATGTGCTGAATATCACTGTGACAAACACGTAGTAAAAATGATATTGGAAACCGCACAATTACTATGTGGTGCTCATCATGTGACTAATCAAAATGATAGTGAGGCCCCCTATAAGTTATCACAGAAAAATCATCCGTGTTCTATTTGGGTTAGGGAATCGTTAACAAATTATCTTTTATTGTGTGAATTAGGTTTGGAATTGTGTAAGGAATACACTTACCGATATGGTAAACGACATAAATCTCAAGATGTGATTGAATGGTGTGTCACAAATAAATTAAACATACCTGACAAAGGATTAACTGACCCACCTAAGGCAATGCCAATACAATATAAAACCGATTGTGTAATCGAATCGTATCGTAATTATTACCGAGGCGCAAAGTCAAGATTTACTACTTGGAAAAATAGACAACAACCATTTTGGTTTTAGAAAAAACTCTGTTCGGTATGTTGTTTGTTGTCATCCCAAGTATAATCATCCTCTGAATTGTAATAATTATAAATTACTTCATCGTTAACTATTGGGTTTTCGTCATTAATAATCTGATTATTAATTTCTTTAGGACTCTTCACGAAAATAAATATTAGAGTCAGACAAAATATTTAGATTTCCAAAATTGATACCATTTTCTTTTTTGAACAGGCTTACACTGTGAAAATGGATTATTCCCAAAATTAACTTTACCGATATATCTTGAAGACATTACATTAAAAAAAACTTCGTGATATTCTACAGGTATAGTATTAAAATCCGCTTTGATTTCAACCATTAAAGTCAATGGAACCCCATCGTGTTGGACAACCAACAAATCATTTAATTTAACAACAGTGGAAGTTTTTATATTCATCCAATTACCCCCAAAATCAACTTCTTGGTCGTTTTTGTTAGTTGGGTCAACTATTAACATTTTTTTATTTTCTTTTTTTGTTGTGTAACTTTTAATATTCCGTTTTATTTGAATAAAATCATAATAAACTCTTTAGCTATGTATTTTTGTTTTAGAATATTTCTTCAGCAATTCCAAGTATTTCGGCAATAAAAAATAAAACCGCAGCAAGGGTAAAATTAGTAAAAAATAAAAAATAACAAGCGATTATTCTCAAAGTGGATTTAACCAAACTTATATTAAAGTGAGAATTTGATTTAGATTCTTTCGGTTCCATTTTAAATTGTATTAAGTAACTAAATGTATGAAATAATTTTGAATTTACAAAAAAATTTAAAATTATTTAAAAATGTATTCATACTTTTCTTTTTCCCAAACCATGTCTGAATATTTCATCATTTTTATGTTTAGTTCATTTATCGCCTCACTGAAATGTGATTCAATTGGTGTATTAGCTTTACCAAATGAAATTATAAGGTTTCCTTTTTTATATTCCAAATTAATCTTTGTACGGTTATTTTTCATCGATATATAAATGTAAACAACACCCCTACTAAACTGTTTACCTATACAATTTTTCATTAGAAAACCCTCCGTAAAAAAATCCTCTTCAGTTTTCAGTATCCTTACTTTATAAACCTTGTCTCCGATAAAAATATCTGATTCCACATCTTTTTGAAATTCTTCAGGAAAAGTAAATCTTATTTTGTATCCCTTTTTAAAATGATTTATAATATTTTCATATTTATTCAATAACAGTTCCGTAGAATCAGAATCTCTTACATTAAACTTTAATTCAATTCCCTTACTTTTCAAAAATTCACGAATAATTAAAAGTCTATTAATAATCTTAATAAAATTGTCCCTAAAAATTGAACTGGATTGCCAATCGTTAATTACCTTAACCATTGATAATTTTTCATTTTTATTGTTTAAGGTGTGATATTTCCTAAATTGATATGTTGTTGTAACTATTGCGGTCCAGTTTAATTTTCTTAAGTAATCAACATATCCTTGACCAAATAATTTACACAGGTAACTTAAACATCGAATATCGATATCAAAGTTTTTGGATTTATTTAATTCGGCAATTAGATATTTTGATTTTATCCCGTAAGAATCTAACACAGCGGGTAAAAATTTATTATCATTTAATTTTAACCACTTTGGTTTTGGATACTCTTTCTGTATTGTGACATATATTCCATCGTGGTATTTTATTTTTTTCTTAGATAAATGAAAATCAACTAACAAATCGAATATTGGATTTACCATATATTTTTCAGTATAACTTTTATTTTCACCTGATGGTAAATCTATATAGGGTTTGATTTTTAAAATTAGTATGTCAGTAATTTTTTGAATTGACGTATCATATCTTTTACCCCAATACCCTTTTCTTTTTTCACCCTTATACATACCATTGTCCACCAAACCAATTAGCGATTCAAAATTATTTTTCTTTTTATTGTTATTATTTCTACCATATTGGTTGGTGTCCAAACTTCGATTAGTTATTTGGTAGTAAGTATGTATATCTCCACTTTTTAAATTAAGTGTTAAACCATGATGAATTGTTAGGGTATTTCTTACTCCGTATCTTAAATAATCAAAAGTAAAATCTGCGATGTAGTGTATTAAATCATCGTATTGATACAACTGAATTTCACTAATCGAGGTTGAATTGTCAACCTTTGATTTTTTTGTTTGGTAGTGTCTAATTAATAAGTCCACGTATAAAATATACGTGGATGAATTTTAATTTTGTAGTATTAAAATTACAACTCCAAGTTGTCACCATTTAAAAGTTGTTCAAATAAATCGGGTTCCGTTCTATCTGCAACCTCTTTACCATTTATTTTAACTTTAACTTTTTTCATGTCAATATGATTCAATAGTCTCTGACTAGCAAATTTTCTAACCCTTTTTTTCAATATTTCTAATGACTCACCAAAATACTCAGGTGGTAACTTATTACAAAAATGTCTTTCTTGTATACTTTCACCTGTTTTTTTATTAAACTCACACGTTACTCTATCGGCCCCACCATTAATTCTTAATGAAATTATCATTGACGATTCTTTATTCGCGTAACTAGCAACACAGTGGTGCATAAATGTACCTTCTTCCGAATATTCCTCTTGCCTTTTTAAAATTACCGGTTTGAATTCGTAATTATTGTTTTCAAAATTTGTATTTATACTCTCCTCAACAAGTCTGACCATTCGATTATCATATTGATATTCAATCGACCAACCTTTTCTAATTACGGAACATGTTTTACTGAGTTCTATATGTTCTGTGTGAAAGTCATTGTAGTTAGTTGCCCTCATTTTTAAATTAGGGTCAAATTCCCTAACTTTTTCAATCATATCAAAATGGTCTTTTATGAGTGTATACAGACCTCTAATTGGAGGTCTGTAAACAACTTCGGATGATGAACCAATCAAAGAGTTAAGAATCTTAATAATATTTTCTCTATCAATATTATCAATAAAAAGATGTCGGTGGTGATTTCCCGCACCCCTTAATTCAAGAGGTGTGGCCATCTGAGATGAACCTTCGTTGTTTATAAAAAAATCAAAACATTCTGGTTTTAAGGAACCAAGGTATTTTGGGTAATCTTTTCCAAGTAAATCACAAAAACATGAAAATTCCTGTAAATTCAATTTAGGTTTATCATGAAAAAGTTTTAATGTGAATTTGGAATTTATACCGTAACTATCCAAAATGGATTGTGTTAATTTTCTCTGATTTTTTTTGAGGAATTTTTCAGTTGGGTAATATAGTTTTATCAGTGTAATAAAATCATTTGGGGTCTTTATTTTTTTCTTTTCAACAAAAAATTCAATAAAACTAGTTAAGAATCCGTGTTTATCAAATAAATCTTGAATTGAATTAGGTATATTTGGAATGAAATCTTTTATAGTTTGCATGAACTTTTGTTCATTGAACGCTTCATTGAACTCACTTGAAATTTTTAAATTACTATTAAACTCTTTTTTTAAATTAAAAAGATTATTTGAACCCAATAAAATTTCTAAAGTAGTAAATGAATTTTTTCTAAATCTCTTGGATTTATTTTTACCAAAATTTAAATCCCCAATAGTAAAATCACCTTTATGTAAATCGATTGTAAGGGTCATCACATTAGAAGATTTGCGAAAATACCTCCAATTAAAATCACGATGTCTTGTGTTTTTATAACACCTTATGTATAATTTACCATCACGAAGTTCTATTGTTCTTTCATATATGACAATATGTATTGATGCAAATGGATTTCCATAATGTCTTTTAAGATGTCTCTCTTTTGTTGTATAAAAAGGTTGTTTAGTTAATTTTGGAAAAGAGACATATTCTTTTTCGTTATCATTGTAGAAATACTTTGTCTTAGGACCTTTTTTAGGTTTAGGTTCTAACTTAACCGTTTCATACGGAGTATGAATACTCGTCACGGGCGAGATTTGATTTTTTTCAATCAGTTTATTGATAAACGGGTCATCGAATATCTCTTTTTCAGGTGCAACACTTATTTCAGGTTTCTCTTGGGTAACCATACAATTGTCCCTGAGTAACTCTATCCTAAAATATGAAAACCTTTGTTTGATGAGTTGCATTTCTTTATTTTTTACAAATATACTTCTTTTTTAATGATATCCATATTTATTTTTATAAAATTATTAAAATGGCGGCAGGAAAAAGTTCAAAGAGTAAATCATCAAACGCATCGATAAAGGTGACTTTTGGTAAAAGAAAATTAGGTAAATCTAAGAAATCTTTCAATAAACACGACAAAAAAGAAAAAAACTACCGAGGACAAGGTAGAAGAACTAAATAAAAACCTTTTCCAACAAACTAATTAAAGTATAAGACAATTTATACCCTATAAACGCTCCTAATGCCGACGGGATTGGGAATACTATTAATTTACCCAAATCTGTGACATATTTTGGTCGATTTACAATCCGACCCATGTAATAATAGTATACAATGTAACCGACAAGAACAGCAAAATCGGTTCTTGTTGCAATAAAAACAATAAGTGTCGCTCCAATGAAACCGAAAGTAAAGTTATCTCTAATTCCTTCCCAAATTTCAAAAGTCGTAGCATTTTTATATTCTTTTACAATTTTGCGGAGCTTCACTTATTGTTTATTTTAATTATTACTTGTCAGAATTCAAATTACCTTGAATTGACCAAGCAAAATCTAACTTAACATCATTCTTAAACAACGAAGTATCCATCATATCAATATACTGATTTGTGGTGTACCCGTTTTTACCTGACATGGTAGACAAGGCATGACAGGACATACAGTTTGTCTGCATTCCATACACAAAATCGGGTCTAAACTTGTTCGGTAAACTGAAAACTTTTGGACCAAATCCACCCTCTAAATATGGGTTAAAAGATAATATTGGTCTCGCGTTAAAATCGGAACCACCCGTTACGGGTTGGTTGGGCCAAACCATTGCATATGCGGTACTAACAGCGTAATGGGCGGCAGCTCCTTTTAGTTCTTTTGGTCTTAAACCCGCTTCAAATTTTGAACTTGGTGAAGGTGGGTTTGAAGGGTCGGGACACCAAAAATATGTTTGCCACGTCCAATTTTTAAATTCTTTTGTGGTTACGTGCATTGCAACTAATAAGATATAATCACCATCAATAAATTGTCTACTTGGTGTTGTTCCAACATCTTGGTGGTTGTTGAGATAATCCGCACTAATTCTATCAATTTTATAGTTGATAAAATCATCCACGTTACATGTAGCGGCTTTGATTTGTTCATTAGTTGGGTTCGGTGTTGTAATAGGCACCAATTTTTTATTGGGTTCTTGTTTATTGTTAATATCAGCGTATACCCATTCTTGCCATTCTTTATATTGATATGCTTTAGCGGGATTAGGTGATACCCATACAGGCACTCTAATTAAACCGTTTTTACTTGGTACACCAGCATAATAAGTTGGTTTTGTAGTTATTGATGTGTTAGGAAATTCAGGAACCGCACCAATACCATTCTTGACCAAATATTTATTCAACTCAGATTGATTAAATAATTTGTTAGATGTTGCGAAATGTGCCGCTGACGGGTCATATGATACCGTTTCTAATACTGTGAAGTTGGTGTCAATTTTTTGACCAGAAAATAACCTACCATGAATAAATTGTCTTGGAACGTTTAACTGAGTTCTATTTGATTTTTCCATAGAACTTGAAACTTGTCCTTGTGCGGACATGGCCGATAACTCTTGTACACCCATCCAAGTTTCGAAAACCAACAATGTTTGACCATCGTATTTTTGCTTGGTTGGTTCTGTAAGTCCAGCCCAAATACCCCATGCATGATTTACAATACTCGTAGTATCTTGTTCATCCAACCACTCATAAATTTTTGTAGAGTCCTCAGGGAAATTAAAACCTGAGATATCTAAATCAGTTGGGAAATTTACTGGTTTAACTGTTTTACTTGTATCAGAACAAGAGTAGACGATTGCGAATAATCCTAAAATCAATAATAGTGTTTTTGTAATTTTCATTTTTTTAATTTATTTGTTTTTTTTATAAATATTTACTAATTTGAAAGCGGTGATTCAATTGTTGGGGGTGATTACCAATTCTCTTAATTGTTCTGGTGTCAATTTTGTGATTGGTGTTATATTACTCACATCAGGTTTAGGTTCAGCTAAAAAAATTTTCCTTAGCTGATGTAGGCGTTTTACTTGGTTGTACTCTTGATAAAGGTTCTTTTTTAAAAAAGTAACCTGATATATTAACATAGCGAAGTAATTCTTTGTCACCTTCAATTGTAGTTGTTCCGTTTGATGCTTTTAACATCACAATTTTATATCCAAATTTGTTAGATAACCATTTAATAAATTTTACATGTAATCTTTTCATAACTTATATTTTATTTACTAATTTCTTTTTTGTAATCCAACCAACTAATCCAAAATCCAATACCTACAATTATATTCATACCTAAAGATGCCAATATCTCATATAAGTCTTCATATACGTTCATTGTTAGATGGATATGACCGACCATCCAAAATGGTATAGATAAATTTTGACTAATCCACAATAATGTATATTTTAAAAAACCCATATTATTAATTACTCAATGGTGCTTTAATTGTTGGGTGTGGTTGATTTTTCAATCTCTTCTAATAAAATACCCACCTGCTCATCCAGCATACTTATACCATGCATTTCTTTTATTGATTGGTATTCGTTTACACTAATTGTTGCTTTTGCTTCCTTTTTACCATCGGTGATTGTAATTTTGATTTGTAAATTTTCCATAACTTATATTTTTTTAATTATTCTTAATATTGTCTATACTCCAATATAAATAATATTTTTTTTATATTCAAATTTAATTTAAGATAATGTTTTTATAAGTAATAATTATTTTTGATTTTCAATAACCCATCTAACCACTTCTTCCCTTGTTAAACTCATCAACTTACCATTTTTATTATTGAAATCCTCATAAAACTTTTCCCCTAAATATGATGGGATTTCGTGATGTTTCAAAACATAATCTCCATTTTCTATTTCAAAAAAATAAGCTCTGACATAATCTTTTTGCGGTGGTGGTAACGTTTTAATGTCTCTTCCTGTTCTTAAAAAATGTTTTAACCTTAAAAGATGTGTTTTACCTTTCAAGATATTAAACAATACCCATTTTTTAATTTCTTTAATCATTTTTACTATTTGTCATCGCTCAATCCATCCTCTATTATAGTGCTTTAATTTTTTAATTTACTAAGTGTTTTTAATGTCTTTAACAATGAATCGGGAGTTACTGAAATTGTATCTATTCCCTCTTTTACAAGAAACTCCGCGAAATCAGGAAAATCAGAAGGGCCCTGCCCACAAATACCAACCTTCGTATTTGTTTTTTTACTAATTTTAATAAGGTGAGATATTGCCCTTTTTACTGCTATGTTTCTTTCATCATAGATTGAAGATACTAAAGCAGAATCTCTATCTAAACCTAAAATCAGTTGTGTTAAATCGTTAGACCCGATTGAAAAACCATCAATATGTTTTGAAAATTCTTCAGCCATAAAAATGTTTGATGGTAATTCGGCCATCAAATATATTTCTAAACCTCTTTCTCCTCTTTTTAATCCATAAGATTCCATTACCCTATAAACATTCAGTAACTCTTCAACTGTTCTACAAAATGGTATCATAATTACAACATTATCTAATCCCATTTTTTCCCTAACTCTTTTGATTGCTTTGATTTCCATCCCAAAGGCTTCTTTGTATTTATCAGAGTAGTATCTTGAAGCACCCCTCCACCCAATCATTGGATTTTCCTCATCAGGTTCAAAATAAATTCCACCTAATAAATTTTTATATTCATTTGTTTTAAAATCAGAAAGTCTCACAATTACTTTTTGTGGGTAAAATGCCGCCGCTATTCTTGCTATACCATAACTTAATTTTTTTACAAAAAAGGTTTCTTCATTCTCATACCCTTTGGTGATTGAATTGATTTCATCTGTTAGTTTATTATCATCAAGTTCTTTATGTTTTAAAAGAGCCATAGGATGAACTTTAATGTAATTATTGATGATAAATTCCTCACGAGCCAACCCAACACCCGAATTAGGTAAATTAGAAAATTTAAATGCCGATTCAGGAGAACCAACATTCAACATTATCGGAGTTGAGATTTGTGGTAAATCTTTTAGATTGGTTTCATTTTTTTCATAATCAATAAACCCATCATAAACAAATCCAATATCTCCCTCACAACAAGAAATCGTAACATTTTGATTATTTTTTAATAATTTTGTCGCATTGATACTTCCAACAATAGCTGGAAGTCCCATTTCTCGAGCAACTATAGCTGCGTGACAAGTTCTACCACCTTTATTTGTAACGATTGCCGATGCTTTTTTCATAATAGGCTCCCAATCAGGGTCGGTCATATCGGTTACTAAAACACTACCCTCTACAAATTCTGATACATCAATCGTTCCATCTCTACCATCCAAAGAGTGCATGATAACAACTTGACCACAAGAAACTCCATCTCCAATTGCACTTCCTTTGAGAATAGGAATTAAATTTTCACTATTAATTTTATACTCAATTAATGTATCATTTTTTCTTCTTGAATGGATTGTTTCTGGTCTTGCCTGAACAATATACAATTCATTCGATAAACCATCTATTGCCCATTCAACATCCATAGGACACCAATAACCTTTTAGATTTGAATAGTATTTTTCAATCGATGTAACCCATTTTGATATTTGTAAGACCTGATTATCGTTGATACAAAAATTACTTTGATGCTCTTCGTCTATATTGATAATTTTGGTTAATTTACCTTGTCCATCCCCATAGACCATCTTTTTATTTTTATTCCCCAATTTTTTTTCTATGATTGGTGAAAATCCCTTTTCTAATAGTGGTTTGAATACAATAAATTCATCAGGTGATACCGCCCCCTGTACTATCATTTCACCTAAACCATAACTTCCATTTATCATCACCACATCCTTAAATCCACTTTCGGTATCTAAAGAAAAAGCAACACCCGAAGAAGATAAATCGGAACGAACCATTTTTTGAACACAAACAGATAAACCCACATCAAAGTGATTAAAACCAAAGGATGTTCTATATGATATTGCTCTATCAGTGAATAATGAAGCGAAACAGTTTCTTACAGATTCTAAAATAGATTCCGTTCCTCTTACATTTAAGAAAGTTTCTTGCTGTCCAGCAAAACTAGCGTCAGGTAAATCTTCAGCCGTTGCCGAAGACCTGACAGCAACATCAGTTGTTGTTTGTCCATAAGTTTCTGATAGTTCCCGATATTTTGTTTGGATTTCATTTTTCAAATCTTCAGGAAATACTCCATTACGAATCAATTCTCTTACTTCAAGTCCTGTTTTACGTAATGCAATGATATCATCAGGATTTAATTTTGAAATTAATTTCTTTATTGATTTATCTAATTTGTTGTAAGTGATAAAATCACGATAACCATTAACAGTTATTGCGAATCCATTAGGAACTTTTATCCCTAAAATTCCGAGATGTTGAATCATTTCACCCAGTGAAGCGTTTTTACCACCCACTAGATTAATATCGGATAAAGAAACATTTTTTAAATCAACAATATATTTCATATTTTTTTAATTTGATAAGGGCATTTTAATAGTTGAGTGACTTTGGTAATTCTCCAAGATAATATCATCTAAATTGTATTCTGAAATCCCAATCTTTTATTTACTTCGTGAATTACTTCAAGACTATCGTGACGTGGAATATAAACATAATCCCATAATGTTTTCCATTTATTAAACGGGTGTGGTTGAGTTTTAGCCCAACTTTTTGCTGTTTTAAAATCCTCAACAGTCCACAATAATTTTCTGTTTGGTTTTCTTGTAAAGTAACTTCTAATGACTCTAATCAAATACATCTCTTAAATTAATTTATATAATAGCAATAGACAATATCTAACCCACAAAAAGGCAAAAAAACCAATCGTGGTATAGGTTATGATTGCGGTCCAATTAAGTTCCCTAAGTTTATCAATTACACCTAAATTTTCCAATGCAATAATTGTAACAATTAACGGATAAAAGATAATTCCTAATATCATTAATGTAATTCCTTTAAGTGGTTTCATAACTCATTCAGTTTTAGGTGTTATTTCTATAACTATCTCCCAACGTAACCAACCGACAATAATTTCATAATTACCATTCAACCATTTATCGTATGTGATTTTCAAATACGGAAAAACGTAAAGTTGGTACATAACCATGTCAATTCTTAATTTCATAACGGTTTAAATTTTCTAATTCCATAATTAATAAGAACTTCCCCATCAATCAATGAACATATCTCAACCTTAAATAATTTTCTTAAAATTGGGTTAAACCATCGTTTAAACCAAATAGTGTGATGGTCCATATTAATTACTTAGTGGTGCTTTGATAGGTGGATGTGATTGATAATTTTCGATTTGAAAATCTTTATTATCCAAATGAGTTATTAAAGATGAATCCTCAGACAATGATTTATAGAACTCGTCGGTCTTCATATGTTTTATCTTGGGTAATTTAAAAGGTTCTTTTGTGTATCTTGATATTTTATATATCTCATAATATTCAGACATACCCCCACCAAATGGAGCTAAGTCATTCAACGCTCTTTTATATCCATTAGGTCCCATTGCCTCTTTTAACATCTCTTCTCTTTCCTCAGGTGTGTATTTTCTACCAATTTGTTCCTTAGCTTGTTCAATATGATTCAAATACAAATGAGTGTCACCTAAGTTACCAATTAATTCATCAGGGACCATATTGACTGCTTTAGCAATGATTTCAAGTAGTAAACCATAAGACGCGATGTTGAATGGTAAACCTAAGAATGTATCTACTGAACGTTGATTCCACATTAAAGAGATTGCTCGTTTAGGTACCCTCAAACTATCCATATGGATATCGTGGTAATCACTACTTTGATTTAATGGGTCTTTTGTTGAGTTATAGTAATTAATTCTTTCATCTAAATTCAACTCTCTTGTATAAACTTGAAATCCATAGTGACAAGGTGGAAGAACCATTTGGTCTAATTCACCTACATTCCAAGCTGAAACCATCAATCTTCTACTATCGGGATTTGTTTTAAGTTCGTTGATTAGGTTTGCAATTTGGTCTATACCATTTTCAATACGCCTTACACCAGCCTCCTTACTTTTATCTTCAACCACATCCCAACTTGTATGCCAACTTCTCCAGTGCTTACCATAAATTGGTCCTAATTCACCCCACTGTTTAGCAAACTCATCATCAGTTTTGATTTTGTTGATGAACCACTCTTTTATATTTACCATCCGACCAGCATCGTTAATCATTTGTTCATCCGCATTTGGGTTATGTTTTATGTAGTTAGCGAAACAATCTCCGTCCCAAATATGACAATCATTGTCCACAAGGTATTTGATGTTTGTATCACCTCTTAAAAACCAAAGTAATTCAGTCACAATTTGTTTCCAAGCCATTTTCTTGGTTGTAAGTAATGGAAACCCTTCACTCATTTTATGGCGTATCTGACGACCAAAAATACTAATGGTTCCAGTCCCTGTACGGTCACTTTTTGTAACTCCATTGTCTAAGATGTCTTGGAGTAAGTTTTGATATTGTTTATCGATGTTATTCATTTTCGTATCCATTTTCTATCTGAATTTAGTGTAAACGCACCAATAAAATCATCATCCCTATTCCAATCTTTAGGTGATAGTAATGATAACGTATTTACACCTTTGAAGTTATATATATAATATGTTTCACCAACAATTGGGTCAAAAGAAATTTTTGATTCCCAAACCATTATTGAATCCACATATTCTCTTTGAAGTTTTTCTATTGATTGAATTATTTCTTCCCTTTGTCGATTAAAAACATCAATCATTTTTTTTGATGACTCTTTTTTAATCAGCCCAACATTTGGTAAATCAAATTTTGGCGAACCAATATTTGTTGGGTAATGTTTTTTGTTAGCATCGTACCCATTTACTTCATCCCATACAAGAATATCAGGTGTCTTTTTGCCCATCTTCGATACTATCTATTAAAGTCATGTCCCAATCCGAAAAATCATCACCCAACTCTAAACCAATTTTTAAATTTTCTATAAACATTTTTTCCCACTCCTCAAACGATAAGATACAGTGTGGGTTTTGTTTTAAATAAATTTTATATTGTCTTTTAAGTGTTGACATTATTTTTTTCTTATTCTCTCACCTAAATTAGTTTTCGAATTCTGTTTCTTCCTTTCTCTCCGATTGTAACCGTGTTACCCTTTTCATCTATTCGGACAAATATAATATTTGTCTATAAAAACAGTAACCATTCTTGGGTAATCAAAAAGTTGCATGGAATGACAATCAATTACATCATCTTTCCATGCTAATAATTTTCCACCGAACAAATTTCCGTGAAATCCTAAATCTGATTTTTTTATCGGATGGGAATTTAAGAACTCCATCATTCAAAAGTTATTTGTTGCTTAATAATATATTCTTTTAACTCATTTTCCGCCTCAATTTTTGTAGGGAAAATTCCAATCGTTTGGTCAAATTCTATCGGGTCAGAAACACCAAACTCACCATTCAATGTCTCATAAATAAATGTTTCTAAAATTTCTTGTTGTATCATTGTTCGATTTTATTTTCTTCTTTATTTTCAAAGTCATTGGGAGACTCTTCTATCTTACCTAAATCAACGTCACCCATTTCTTGTAATTTTTTGAACATGTTCATTAATGCGGTTTCCTCTTTTTGTAACCTTTGGTTCCTTGCTTGGACTTTTTTTCTATGTTCTTTTTTTCTTTTTCCCATTTTATGATAATTTATTCTTCTTCATCTTTTCGATAATTTTCTAATAATTCCTCACCTGACAATGTTCCGTATTTATTGACAATCATTTCAGTATCAATTTTAACATTCATCATGTTATGTATACTATTTAAATGTTCGGCGAATATCAAACTGTCACTGATTGATTTAACAATTCTATATGGGTCAGCATGTGATGCGGGTCTTCTATCTTCCAAATATCCTTTCCACGTTTCCGCAACAATTTTTGGAACACGAATCGATGCACCTCTGTCTGAAACACCCCAACTAAATTTGTCAATAGATTGTGTCTCAAATTGACCTGTTAACCTTAAATAATTATCCGAACCGTAAGAGTCAATGTGTTCTTGTGTTCTGGTTTCAAAAGACCTAAAAATAGCGTTGAAATATTGTTCACCACCTTCTTCTCTCATTTTTTGATTCGAGAAATTCGTATGTAAACCTGAACCGTTCCACTCTCCGTAAGTCATGGGTTTAGGATGTAAATCAATAGAACGACCATATTTCTCGGCTATTTTATGTAAGAAGTACCTACTCATCCATAAATCGTCGGACGCTTCGATTTTACCCTTGGCAAAAATTTGATATTCCCATTGACCTAAAGCAACCTCAGCGTTGGTACCTTCGACATTGATATTGTATTCTAAACACATATTCAAATGTTCGTCAGAAATGTTTCGACCAACAACGTGTCCACCAACACCACAATAATAAATTCCTTGACCATTAATAATTCCATTTCTTTCAAATCCGAGAATTGGGTTATTGTGTGAAGAACGAATAAAATATTCCTGTTCAAAACCAACCCAAAAATTCATATCTTCTTCACCTACCTTTGCTCGATAGTTTGATGGGTGAATTTCATTGTTGCCATCTAAAACCTCACACAAAACATAAATTGTATCCAAATTCGAATACCTTGATGAATCTGAACGATACAATTTAATCGGTTTAAGGTAGCAATCAGAAAAATTACCCTCAGCTTGTTTAGTGGAACTTCCATCAAACCCCCAATTTGGTATATTTGATAAATCAAACTGTGACGGTAGGTCCACAATTTTTACTTTACTTCTTAGGTTTGGTTCGGGTGTATACCCATCCAACCACACGTATTCTACTTTTGTTTTCATTTTTTATAATATACATTTTTTTGTAACTGAACACCAATCATAAAAATTAAAAAACGCAAAGTAAATCCCCAACTTGGTGAGGTTACTCCGGTTTCAAAAAATTCATCTTTGCGGTAATAGAAAATTGGAGTCGGGAATAGAAACCAATGGTGTTTCTTTTTTATGATAAAAAAATCTGTGATGTATTTTTTTTCCTTTTTATCCATTTTTATTCTTTCTTAAGTGGTCTAAAACTATGTTGAGGGAACCAAGTGATATTAAACCAAACCCAAAATATTTTTCAAGTTCGGGATTGCTAGTGTCCATTCCGTATTTTTCAATTATCATTCCCGCCAAAATCATTAGAACGTAAATTATTGTCCGTATATTCATAATTTTTTAAGTATTGAAGTGATTCATATAAACTATGTGTTTCAACCATACTAAAAGTACCCATAAAGTTAGCGTGCTGTAATCCCATTTCTATAATTTGTATCGCCATTTGAGGATTTAAATTATCTAACACTAATTCTAATTCATCGTTGTTGTCGAAATTTAATTGATTATTAAAGAGTGTTTTCATGATATTAAAATATAATAAAGAAATACAATAAAGTCAAATATTTATAAAAATATGTCAGTAATTATTAACAATACGAAGTTTAACGCGGAATATTTAAAAGAACCTGAGGAAATAAGTCAGGGTATGATGGGTAGAGATAATTTAGAGGGTTGTATGGTTTTCAATATGGGCGGAATAGGACACCACTCTTTTTGGATGAAAAACTGTATAATACCCTTGGATATTGTTTTTGTTTTAAAGAATAGAATCAGTAAAATACATAGAGATTGTCAACCAGCCGGACCAAATGAATTGAATCCAAAAAGATACACCGGCATAGGTGACCATGTTATTGAGTTCCCCGCCGGAGTGTGTAATGATTTTAAAGAAGGTGATAGAGTTAATATGTACTTGGGTACACCTATGAACCCGATTCGTTAATCCTCCTCTTCGAACATTACCATTTGTTTCTTTTGATTATCATAATCAATTAATCTCTGTCTCGAGATATTTGTATACGATTCAGAAAGTTCAAAACCAATATAATTTCTACCAAGTTTTTTAGAGGCAAGTGCTGTGGTTCCACTACCCGAAAAACAATCAACCACTAAATCATCTTTGAAAGATAGTATCTTAATCGCTTTCATCGGGATGTCTATTGAAAATGTAGCTTTAGTCAATGATTTGGTATCATTAAAGTATTTCCATTGACCAAAAACGAGTTCCATAAACTCATTTTTATGTTTATCGGAATATACTCTTTTATTTTTGATATTACCTTCTTCGTCCTCAACTTCTATTTGATTATACGACCATTGAGAAACACCCTTTACTTTCTTTTTGTAATCTTTTTTATACGCTAAGATTACGCATTCCTTTGGGTTATATATATAAGGTGAGGATGGTGACATCCACGAACCCCAAGCAGTTGTTTTAGAACGGTGAGGCGAATCTTCTTCCAAATCAACCACTCCGAAAAATCCAAAACCAATTTCTTTCATCATCTGCCAATATTCAGACACTAAGAAAATTCTACCACCTCTTTCTCTTACGTTTATTTCATATGGTATATTCAAAGCAATTCTACCATCATCTTTTAGTGTTCGGTAAACTTCAGACAACCATTTTTTACACCACATAAGATACTCGTCCATCGGAGCATCGTCCTTGTGTGTATCATAACCAATACCAACATTGTACGGTGGACTGGTTACAAAAAGGTCTACAGTTCCGTCATTTAACTCCTTAAACAATTCTAAGCAGTCACCCTGATAAATTTTATTCATTTCCATTGACAAATTGTTTTCTATTTATTATCATTACAAAAGATAACGAATAAAAAACAATAAACCAAAATATTTATAGAAAAACTTAAAATCATGGGATGCGGGATTTACAAAATAACCAATTTAGTCAACAAAAAGGTGTATGTTGGTAGTAGTGTTGATGTCGCATCTCGGGAGTATAAACATTTTTGGATGTTAGAAAGAGGTTCTCACGATAATGAGTATTTACAAAAATCATTTAATAAACATGGTAGAGACAATTTCATTTTTGAAGTGATTGATTACTGTGATTTAAACGAATTGATTAAAAAAGAAAACGAATATATTGAGTTTTATGAATCCAATAATTTAAATAAGGGATTTAATTTATCTACGGTAAACGAATTCAGAAGAAACACATATAATGATGAAGTGAAAATTAAATTATCAAAACATAACTTAAAAAAAAATGGGAATATTGAAAAATATTCATTAACTAATATGAATACAAATGAGGGGTTTATTTTTGATTCATTAGTTGATGGCGCTAATTACTTGATAAAAAACGGATTCACAAAAGGTAACCCAAGAAATGTTAGAATGAAAATATCGAATTCATTACGTGGTGTTAAAGTAAATAATGGTAAAAACAACAATGGGTCGATACGTAAAACCTGTTATAATCATAAATTCAAAATAATAAAATAAAATTAAATTAACAAAATTATGGCCGGATGCGGATGTAAAAAAAGAAATCAACCTGTTAACAATCAAACAGTAAACATTCAACTTACAGAAGGTAGTTCAACACCTCCACGGGAAATTACAATTATGGAACAACAACTTGACCAAATTATAAAAAAGGTTGAGGAGATTAACAATCAAACTAACGAAGAGAACACAGAAGGACAATAAATTATATCGGACAGTCTAATAACTTGTCCGATATTTTTTGTCTTTTGTAATATATACAAATTTATATACTTATATTATGCCTAAACAACAAACAAAACTAACCAGTGTTAACGTCATTGATGATGTGTACAAGAGATTTAAAATAAAATCAATTGATGGTTCTATCAACCTACAAAAATTAGTTAATAGAGCTCTTGACCTATATAGTACAAGAGAAGAATTCAGAAAACAAATCGATAATCATAATGGATTAGCTCCAAATGGTTCAAAATTTTAAGTTTTGGATTTTATTTCTTATATTATCATCAATAGTTTAAAACAAAAAAATGATAACAATAGGTTACAGCACAAGGGTATCAAACCCAAAGTTTCAGGAATACTTAAGAAAATCTTGTGGACACCCAAAAGTTCAAATTATTGAAAAGGTAAACAATGGTGAAAAAAGTTTATCTCAAACACACAATGAGATTATTAAAGAATCTCAAAATGACATTGTTGTTCTTTGTCACGACGACATTTATTTTGACACCAACTCTTGGGGTAGAAAATTAATTAAACATTTTGAAGAATCTAATTACGGTATTCTTGGGGTTGCTGGTACAACTAATGTGCATGAAAGTGGTAGGTGGTGGACAGATAATACTAAAATGGTTGGTATTGTTAATCACGAAAACGAGGGTAAAAAATGGGAGTCAAGATATGCTAACGGTATTCCAAATTCAATTCACGAGGTTTGTTTAGTAGATGGTTTATTTATTGCCGTACATAAAAATAGAATTAAAAACACATTTAATGAGTCGGTATCGGGATTCCATTTTTATGATATGACGTTTTGTACGGAAAATCATTTGAGCGGTGTACCGATTGGTGTAATCTATAATATCCGAATTACACATAAATCAATCGGAATGACCAATGATTCTTGGGAAAAGAATAGAGAATTATATGTAGAACGTTTTAAGGATGTTTTACCAATTAACATCGTACCAAAGATTGAATATAATATTTCAAAACCAAAACCAATTAAAG